TTTAAGGATACGGCGACCACCGAGATCTACACTCTTTCCCTACACGACGCTCTTCCGATCTACATCGAAGATCAAGTCAATGATCGGATATGGAATCGCGCAAAGAAAGAGATAGACAGCATGCAAAAGCAGTTGGACTCACAACAGTGTGAGATTACCGAGGTGAAGGCCGACAACCGCCGGCTGCGCATGTGGGTCAAACTGTTGTGCGATCAGGTAGTCAAACTTGGCGGGGTGCCAGTGCCGGCGCCCAAGGACGTGGGCAACGATGAGTGAACGTCGTGATCGTTTTGGTGTTGATGTTTCGCAATATCAAGGGGAGATCAACTGGACGGCCCTGGCCACTCGGGCACACTTTGCCTATATTCGCTTGCGGGATGGCACACTCCTGGATAGCTGTGGCGCGCGTAATTGGCAGGCCTCGCGCGGGCTACTTCCCCGCGGCGCCTATCAGGCCTGGTACCCCACCATCAATTGGGAGCAGCAGGCACGTGCAATCGTCGAGTCCCTGGCCGAAGATCGTGGCGAATTGCCGCCGGCGTTGGACATTGAATCGCCGCGCCAAGGCTGGAGCGCTGCCTGGCGCGCGTCGTTACTCTCTGCCCTGCAACTTGTCGAAGAGCTGGACGGGCGAACGCCGGTACTGTACACAGGTGCTTGGTACGTCAACAGCTATCTGGGCCTCATACCGGAGCTGGCGCGTTACCCCCTATGGTGCGCCAATTACACCGACGCGCCCATTATCCCGAAGCCCTGGATAACCCATGCCATTTGGCAGTTTTCGAGCACCGGCGCCGGCGCAGATTATGGCGTGCCGCTCGGCGCGAACAAATATATCGATCTGGATCAGTGCCCCGAGCAGGCATTAGCCGCGTTGCTTGGGAAGGAGCAAACAACTATGAGCAAAGTTCGTATTACAAGCGCAAATCAGTCCTATGACCTGGACACACCGATCACCATCAGCGACGTGCCGGCAACTCCGGCAACAGATGTGTGGCGCACCGAGTTTTATAACGGCATGGCCCTGGCTGGTGCTGTGATCGCCACGAAAGATTACCCGGGCCCTGATCTGTCGATGCAACTTGGGACGGCGAGCCCAGTGCCTGGTGTTGTTCCAGTGGACAAGTGGAGCGCCCGCTTTACTCGTAAATCCACCTATGCCGCCGGGCATTACAAGGCGACCATCGGGGCGGATGACGGCGTGCGATTCTACGTGGATGGCGTTCTAAAGATCGATGCATGGAAAGATCAGGTCGCCACACTCACAGCTGAGTTCGATCTGACCGCCGGTGAGCATACGTTCGTCACTGAATATTACGAGAACGGAGGGGCGGCTAATCTTTCCGTTGTGATTGTCCCTTTCTAGTATCGCCCGCGCCGTCCCAGCCGTCGGCGCTATTGGGCGTCAACACCGTAGACCCGGTGAATGGTTACGAGGATGCGTTGAAGGCGGGCGTACCGTTCATCTCGGTGACGTTCAATGCCGGGTTGCCCGAAGTGATTCACCAGTATTACCCAAACGTCCTCATCGGCAACCGGGGCAATTGGAATCGCGGGCAGCAGCCGAGTGTGGAATTCTTTGATGATCGCAACGGCGGAGCGTACAACATCCCCGGCGCGTACATCATGGGGCTTAATGAGAACGACCACGGCCTGGGCGTTTCTGCCGAGGATATTCGGAAGCGTTTCGAGTGGGATCAGCGGATGCTTCAGCATGTTAAGGACGTCGGCGGCCGGAAGGGCCATAAGCTCTTTTACTGCGGGGCTGGTTTCAGTGCAGGTGAACCCAATATTCAGGACAAGTCAGTCGTCGAAGCGCTTGCGCTGTATGGGGAGTTGCTGGCAGACGAGTGTTTTTGTTTCAACTATCACACCTACACCACAGATGACCACGGCACTGGATGTACTGCTGAATTTCAGCGCGACATGATCTGGAATGAGGATTATGGCATCGGCGCTTCGGGACGCTTCGTGAATGGCAAGTGGGAAACGTTTACGGAGAAGTTCTATAGGCTGGAGTGGACGGCGACGCGCTGGCATGTCTTCTACCGCCGTTGCGGATGGCCGCGCTATGACCGTGAGGGAAACCTCACGCGCATCGTCAGCGACGAAACACAGGTGGACATTGGCTCGCAGGGTGGCATACCCTGGTTCAACATGTCGGATGAATGGACACAGGGTTGGGCGCGCCGGTGGGTGTATGTGCAGGGATCCCCGTTTGATATTGGTAATGGGGTGATGGAGCCCAGCCATATGGTGTGGGGCGCACTGTTCCAGGTTGGCGCTGGCACCTGGCAGACCTACAACATGCAGCGTTATTGCAAGGCGCTGGGTGCGTGTGAGTGGGGACGGCGATAGGCGACCAATTGGTCGCATGTAGAAGCGATTAGCTGTGGAAGATGTAATCGAGCGTAAGCCGTGGGATCAAATGGAAGGTGAGCCAAATGAGGCTTACGCTCGATTTCTCGTGTATCGGAACCTGGGCCCTTTGCGCTCTCTCGCAAAGGCTAACGCCAACCGCAGGTCTAAAGGGACCCCGAGAAAGGTACCAAAAGGCACCAAAAAGCCCCAGGCTCCTGGTTCATGGAAAGTTGATAGTTTGACGTATCACTGGCATGAGCGTGCGACTGCCTGGGATGTGGCGATGTTGAGTGATTCCGGCTCGCGAGTGGTTGTCATGTGGGTTGAATCACTCGCCGGCCTGTCAGAAATTGCGCTCGAGGCAATTCGATCCGGCCGGCGGAAGCCAAAGAATCTGGCGGATGTGTTGAGCATTATCAATGTACTTGGGAATTTCGTCACCCCGGAAACCGTTGAGGCCGCAAGGCAGTTTACTCGCGGTGATCTCGGGCAAAACAGAAGCGACAATTCCAATCCACAGCATACCGAGTGAGCTAGATGGGTTGGATTGGCGGGATTGGCTCACGCGGCTATATCCCGCCTATGTTCGCGCGCCATTTGCCCGCCGGCACGAGGAATTGTGGGATTGGTTCGATTGCATTACATTGGGTGTTCGCCCTCATCCATTTGTGGCGATTTGGCCACGCGGTGGCGCGAAATCAACCACAGCCGAGCTGGGGGTTGCCAGAATTGGAGCACGCAAGACGCGAAACTATGTCTGGTATGTATCTTCTACGCAGGATAAAGCAGATAAGCACGTGGAATCCATTTCTGCTTTACTGGAGTCGCCGAAGCTTGCTCACTACTATCCCGATCTATCAAGCCGGAAGCTGGGCAAGTATGGCAACTCGAAGGGTTGGCGCCGTAGCCGGCTGCGCACCGCATCTGGGTTGACAGTTGATGCGCTTGGACTGGACGTTGGGGCACGTGGCGCAAAGGTTGAAGAGAATCGGCCCGACATGATGATCTTCGACGACGTTGACGAGAAAACCGATGGATTACCGGCAACGCTCAAGAAAATTGACACCATTACTACGAGCCTTCTCCCGGCTGGATCAAATGATTTGGCGACGCTGTTTATTCAGAATGTGATCCACCCAGAGAGTATCGCTATGCGGCTCGTGGATGGCCGTGCTGATTTTATGGCGGATCGTGTGATCTCTGGACCATACCCGGCCCTGGAAGGATTGGCCTATGAAAGCAGGGAGGGCCAGTTCTTTATCACTGCCGGTGTGCCAACGTGGCAGGGACAGGATATTACAGTATGCCAGGATCAGATCAGGACGTGGGGGCTATCTTCCTTTTTGCAGGAAGCCCAGCACGTTGTAGAACAAATCGGCGGTATCTGGGATCACATCGAGTTTAGGCATTGCGAACGTCATCAGGTCCCGGAGTTAGTGCGAGCGTGCGTGTGGGTTGACCCGGCTGTCACCAGCACGGATAAGAGCGACTGTATGGGGATACAGGCTGACGGCATCGATGAACAAGATTTCATCTACCGACTTTATAGCTGGCAGGATGTTACTTCGCCGGAAAACGCTGTACAGCGCGCAATATTGAAGGCTCTTGAAATCGGTGCCGACCACGTTGGAATTGAGACAGATCAGGGCGGCGATACATGGCAGAGCGTTTATCTTCGTGTGTGCGAGAGGCTGGAGCGTGAGGCCGGTACATATGGAATCATTGGCCGGCGATTCCCTGCATTCGTATCCGATAAGGCGGGCGCGGGATATGGAAGCAAGGTGGAGCGAAATAGCCGCATGTTGACTGACTATGAACAGGGAAAAGTCATTCATGTGATTGGAACACATTCAACATTGGAGCGCAGCTTAAAGCGTTTCCCGATCAAGCCGCTTGACCTGGCCGATGCAGCATTTTGGTCATGGCACGATCTGCGCGATGGAGCGATGCCCATGCAGAGTGGCAGCAACCCGCTTGCGGGATATCGAGGGTAAATATGCCTTCTTTTGTGGAGAGAATCATGGCTGGATTGAATGGATTTCGCGAGGGGTTTATGACTGCCGGCGCGGTGGACGATGCGACGTTCGGTGCTTTTGATGCACGCAAGACGCGCTATGACATCCTGTGGAGTTTCTTCGAGAACACCAGTTACAGGAATATCCACTCCTGGGCTGTGCGCATGAAGACAGAGTACGGTTTATACCGTTACACGCGCAACATCTACAACCCGAGCTATCGCCTGGGTGAGTTCTACCGCACGCATCTTTTGGGTGGTGCGCTGGACCCGGCAGCCGGCGATGGCCAGCAGGTGCCCTCAGCGCTGCCGATCACGACTGACAATGAAGCACTGAGGCCAGCGCTTGCCACGCTGTGGCGGGATTCCAATTGGGCCGTGAACAAGGATATCTTCGGGCTGTGGGGCACGATCATGGGGGATGTCGGCCTGCGTGTCATCGACGACGTGGCGCGCGAAAAGGTGTATCTGAAGACGGTCAACGCGTCCACGCTGAAAGACGTCACCCTGGACGATTTCGGCAACGTCAAGGGGTACCAGATTGAAGAAACACGCCCGGACCCGCGCCCCGGCAAAAAGAGTACCGACACCATCGTCTATGGCGAGATCGCCATGCGCGATGGTGATGATGTGGTGTTCCAGACATTGCTCGACGGCAAGCCGTATGCCTATGATGGCGAGGCCGCTGAGTGGCGCGTGGCGTACGGCTTTGTGCCGCTAGTACTCACGCAGCACAATAATGTCGGGCTGAATTGGGGTTGGAGTGAATTGTATCCATGCCTCAGTAAGATTCGCGAAGTCGATGATATCGCTTCCAAGCTCTCTGACCAGGTGCGCAAGATGGTGGATGCGCCGTGGCTATTCGCCGGCGTCGATAAGCCCAAGGACCAGATCACCGCGCGCGGCAACACGGCGCAGACCTCGCGCCCCGAGCCCGGGCGCGAGGAGATCCCGGCGCTCTACGGTCCCCTGGGAGCGACCGCCACTGCGCTCGTTGCCCCGCTCGATATTGCTGCAACGGTGACGCACCTAGCCAGTATGTTGCAGGAGCTGGAGCGTGAGTTTCCCGAGCTGCAGATGGACATTTGGACGGCGTCCGGCGAATCATCTGGGCGCGCGTTGCGTACGGCGCGCCAGCGCACCACGACGAAAGTAGCCGCCCGGCGGGCCGGCTACGACAACGCCATCGTGCGCGCGCAACAGATGGCCGTCGCAATTGGGGGCTGGCGCGGTTATCCTGGATACGAGGGGTTCAACCTGGACAGCTATGCCGCTGGCGCGCTGGATCACTCCATCGGCACGCGACCCGTGTTCGAGCCGGATCCGCTCGACAAGATCGAGGAGGATGAGGCGTTCTGGAAGGCGGCGAAGGCAGCAGGGGATGCCGGGTGTGTACTGGAGGTCTATCTGGAGGATGCTGGCTGGTCTAAGGAAAAGATTGCCAAGATCACCAACTCACCTGAGCACCAGGCGCGGCTCAACATGCTGTCGATTGGTTTTGGTAGTGGTGATAACGGCAGCGGCAACAATTCAAATCCGCCGGATAACGCCGACGGGCAGGGAGATGGGCAGGCATGACCACTCTCCATGAGCGCTCCGTCAACCATGCTGACCGCACCAACGTCGCGTTGGGCGTGCTGTTTGACCGGCTTGGGTCACTCGATCACCCGAACGGTTGGCTGCTGCGCGCATATCGCAACGCATTACGGGCGCTTGATGTCAACCTGGATAACCTCGGGCAGGTGACGGATGTTCTTGCAGGCCTGCGTGGGACGATGGAGAGCGAAGGCGAGGGACTGTTCGATGATGCGATGTCACTGGGCTACGATCAGGCGAATGATGATCTGGCGCTGTATGGGCATGATAACGCCGTGAGGCGCAGCGCGATGGCATCACTTGCGGCGGTAGGGCTGGCTGCGTTCTTGGCGACCATCGATAAACAGATCACGGCTATCCGCGTCGTGGTCGCCGGCGGTATCAGTAGCCCGGCTGAGATTCTAGGCAGCAATGGCCGCGTTGGGTTACTGTCGCCTGGCCCGGCGCTGATTGAGGCGCGCCGGTGGGTGGCGACGACGACAGAGAATACGTGGGCGCAGACGATTACTCAGAGTCTGAGCAAGCCGGATCAAAACGGCATCATCCAGACAACCGTCTATAAGCGCCAGGCCGTGGCGGCGATTGATGGCCGCACAACCGAATGCTGCCTGAAGGTTCACGGTAAAACGGCGGGGCTGGATGAGGATTTCCCTTTGGAGGGCAAGCCTTGGGAGGCCGCGAGGCTGCACGGTTTCACGGCGCGCAAGCCCCCATTTCATTGGCATTGCCGTACAGCGCTTGCGTTGGTGCGTGTCCAGGATACGAATGACGCACTTACCAGGCTGATGCAGGCGGCTGCGAAAGCGGAGGAGGATGCACGTGCGCGCACCGGCGGACGTGAAGAAATCTGGCCGTCGAATGCCGGCTCATATCGCCCTTCGGAGCGTGAGAATATCAGGCAGGCTGCGCGCGACATTGGGAATAACCTGTAAGTGACAAGTTGGCGCTTACGCGCTATACTAATGACAGCTAAATAGTTTGGCCAGATCGTTAAGACGAGCGGCGCAAATCTCAATCGAGGTTTGCGCCGCTTTTTGTTTTCCTAATAGGGGTGCGCGAGATGCGTTTACGTCGAAACACTTGGATGCCCGTGATGGGCGATGCGGGGCCCGCGATGGGTCGTTTCACTCTTTCCCAATACCACTTTCCAGGGCTCGCATTCGACAAGCCGGAAGGCGATGGTGGCGAGGGTGGAGCCGGCGCCGGGGGATCTGGCGACGACAAGGATAAGGGCAAGAAACCACAGACCGCAGAGGAATTGCAGGTCGAACTAGAGAAAGCTCGCAAGGCCCTGCACGAAGCCAATGATATGAGCAAGGCGGATCGTTTGCGGCTCAAATCGTTGGAGGATGCCGAAGCCAAGCGCAAGAAGGATGAGGAAGACCGCAAGACTGCCGAGTTGACCGAACTCCAGAAGGCCCAGAAGGAACGTGACGAAGCCAAGGCTGAGGCCGCGCAATTGAAAGACCAGAGCCAGAAAGAGCGCGTCAACAACGCCATCGAAAAGGCGGCGCGTGGTTTGAAGTTTCGCGATGAGGCCGACGCGGTCACGATGATCGACCGCGCCAAGGTCAAGATTGCCGAGGACGGCACGATCAGCGGAATTAAGGAAGCCCTTGAGGAACTGGTGAAGGCTAAGCCCTACCTGGTGGAAACCAAAGAGGAGCCAAAGCCCGGCAAGGGTACGCCTCCGCCCAAGACGAATGGTAAGCAACCCCAGCCTGGTCCCGGCACGCCGCCGGCAACCAAGCCATTGGTTCGATTTTAGAGGTGCGAGATGACTGATATTGCTTTGACTGCTACGCAAATCGCGACAGTCTATCCACAAGAATGCGAGATTTACGACTTCATCGCCGCCGCGTCGATCACGGCCGGGCAGGCTGTGTATCAGACCAGCGCCGGCAAAGTGGGCGTGGCGGACGCGAATGGCTCGGGAACTACGCAACTGCGCGGCATCGCGCTCAATGCCGCCGGTGCCGGCCAGGCCGTAAGCGTGCTGAAGCGTGGTCACGTCTATGGCTACACCATTTCAGGCCTGGCCTATGACGCGCAGGTCTATTTGAGTGACACCGCCGGCAAGCTGGCTGATGCTCCATCCACTACGACCCCCGTGCCGGTTGGACGCGTGGTCGCGTTGCCCGAGGCGAATCTGACCAAGGTGCTGTTCGTCAATGTCGAGTGGGTGCGCTCTACGGCGAGTGGGCCGCGCGTATTTGTGTCTGCTGAGCAGACCGGCAATGGCAGCGCTCAGAACGTCGCGCATGGCTTGGGGGTTACCCCAACCGCTGTCGTCGCGATCCCCACAGACCTGACGGCCTCGACGGTTGGGCAGTACGCAGCGGTCGCTGGGACGCATGACGCGACCAACTGTGTATGGACCGTGACTAACGGCAAGAAATATGTGGTGATCGCGTTCGCCCCATAGGCCACGCACACAAACAATAGACATTCCATATTCGTTCGATAGGAACGGAGGAAAGCAACATGAGCGGTATTTTTGGTCTTTTGAACGTCAACGACACTGACCGGGTGTTCCTGAGCACTCTAGGTCAGCGTATCGTTGCGGATGCAGTGACGCAGGAATTCGCGCGCTATAACGCAGAACTCCAGATGGCGATGGGTATCTTCGTTGAAGAGCGAACGGTGGATCATACGTTCCGGTACAAGTTGCCCGGGGGTGGCCGACTACAGCGTATCGGCGGTCAGGCGCCGACGGCTGCCGTGAAGACGACCGGCAGCTGGGACGTAGCGTTTCCTATCGAGTCCTTCGGTGCGCAAATCTCAACAGATCGCATCGACATGGCCTACATGACGGTGCAGGATCTGAACCGGCATATCGATACACTGTTCATGCAGGATACCAACACGGTGCGCTTCGAGATGCTCAAGGCGCTGTTTAACAACACAGCGCGCACATTTGCGGACCCGTATAAGGGATCGCTCACGATCCAGCCACTGGCCAATGGCGACACGGTGGTCTATCCGCCGGTACTTGGCAGCGAAACCGAAGCGGTTGAATCTCATTATCTCTATAGCGGTTACGCAAGCGCGTCCATGTCGGACACGAATAACCCCTATAAGACGATTGTCGCCGAGTTGGAAGAGCACTTCGGCGCGATGACCGGCGGAAGCAATATCGTCGCCTTCATCAATAACGCCGAAACCGCCAAGACAGTGGCGTTGACCGAATTCAATACGGTTGGAGATCGCTACATCAATCCAGGCGCCAACACGGATACGGTGAATACGGTTCCAAACGTGCCCGGGCGCATCCTGGGCCGCACAGATAGCGGTGTATGGATTTCTGAGTGGCGCTGGGTCCCCGCCAACTACATCCTGGCGCTGCATCTGGATGCGCGTGCGCCTCTGATCCAGCGCATCGATCCGCCTGAGACGGGCCTACCGGCTGATCTGGCGCTTATCGTGAAAGACGCCGATTACCCAATCGAATCCAGCTACTACGAGCATCGCTTTGGTGTGGGTGTTGGCAACCGGCTGAATGGTGTCGTGATGTTCCTGGACACCGGGTCCAGTTACGCCATCCCGTCTGCGTTCGCGTAGACCTGATTGATAGATGGAGGGGTGGAACGCCTGTTCTGCCCCTCGTTGCAATCATACGGAGGACCATGAACGCACAAGCAGCACTGAACCGGCACGCGCAAGCGGCTGAATCAACTGACCAAAAGATGGATCAGGTAATGGCGAAGATTGATGAGCAGGCCAAGCGCATCGATGCGCTGGTTGCTGTCATTACCGAGTTGATGCGCCAATTGGAAACAATGCGTGCCAAAGAGCCGGCCAGGAGCCGCGCCGAGAAATAAGCGATGGCCATCACCCGCGCGAACATCGAGACGATCCTCATCCGGCGCGCCGGCAAGATTCTCACTGCCGTCGGCCTGGACGGCACGACGGTCAGCGGGTCAAACGTTGACCTGAATGACCCGATTGGATTCTCGCTGCGCAGCCTCGGGTACTCGGTCGCATCCATCACCGATGTGTCGGATGCAGACATTGCCGGCGCCAGCGATGATGAGATCAATCAACTACTGGATGTGGCTGAGTTACGGCTTTTGGAGAATGCGCTCCAGAACTTCGACCAGGTCACGATCACCATTGGTCCGCGCACAGAGGACCTGAGCGATCTACGCGATGGATTGGAGAAGACCATCGCCCGCAAGCGTGAATACGTGTCCGGCCAATACGGTTCCGGTCCGACACTGGAAGCCGGCGCGATCAGCCTGGACTTCCAGCAACACGACGACGCCCTATCGACGCTCATTCTCCCGGGTTAACCATGAGCAGCGCATCCTTTACCCGCCTAACCACTGTCACCGCAAGCACAAAGCGCGCGGTCATGGTGAGCGGCAAGCGTGGCACGCCGGCAACGAATATCGCCAGCCTGAAATGCACACCGTTGGACCCGGTGAATGCTGAGATTGCGCAGCGCCTGGGACTCGATACGCCACATGAGTTGCTGCAAACCTACACGGAGGCGGTTGACATCGTTGAGGGCGATTTCCTGGTTGTGGGGGCGAAGGAATATCCGATCAAGGCTGTGGCGGATTGGCAGTGGGGCGATGTGGTTTACAGGCACCTGGTATTGGAGGACTTAAAGCGATGAGCGAGATCAATCTCGATATCGGCGGTATCCAGGAAGCACAGGATGCCAACGCGCGCGCCATCGCAGCGTTGCAGCCCTCGGGGGAACTTGGTGATGCGATTCGCGAGGCGACGACGGAGCTGCATCGATATGCGGCCTCCATCACGCACGTGGGCCGCTATGTCCAATCCAAGTCGTCCGGCAAATGGCGCTGGGCGGGGCGAGGCGAAGCCGGCGTCGGGGGTGGGGCCTTGCGCGCCAGTCATCGAATGGAGGTGTCGGGCCTGCGCGGGCGCATCTACATAGACCCCGGCGCCACGAATTCCCGCACAGGTCGCCGGCCGGCAGAGTATGGCGCATATGAAGAGAATCGCAGTGGTGAACATGCATTCTACGCGCGCACACTCACCGAATACGGGCCTGAGGTGGCACGCAAGGTGGGTGATCGCGTGGGCTGGAAGATCGAGAAGGACGCCAGTTCGGTCAACGTCCCGGCGCCCGCATAGGAATCAGAAATGGCAGCGAATGGAGCAAATCGAGCGGATGCGCGTAAGGCTCTGGCGAGTCTATTGGCAACTGCTCTCGTGGGGGCGGGGAAGCCGGCCCAGGCCTGCTATGCGTATAAGCCTGCTGACTTCGATGGCCAGTCGCCTGTGATTCTGGTAACCAGCGACGGGACCAAGCGTCAAAAGAATGCGCTTTCTACGCTTACTCGTCAGGTAACGTTTTACTTGAGTGTTCACGTATTTGTGTTGTTTGCCGACTCAACTGCCACGGAGGCGGGAGATGATGGCGAATCAGTTGTTTCCTCGTGGACGGAATCGGATGCAGAAGATCGCATTGATCTGCTTGAAAAATCCATCGCGGATGTAGTCGCAGACAACATCAAGACCGCAGACTGGGACATGCTCTCACTTGGCCCAGCGGACGGCGGCGAACGCAGCCGGATTGAACCAATCATTGTCGGCGGCAAGGAATACCAGCATGAGGTAATCCCCGTCGAAGTTCTGATTATTAGAGGCTAGGAGGCAAACAATGCCAGGAATTAACGGCGCAGCGCCGGCATTCGCCGATCTGCTGCGGGCCAATATCGCAAAAGAAACGACGTGGGGAACGGGTGTGGCTGCCACGGCCACGCTGATAGGTTTGACTGAGTTGACAATCAAGCCAGGCATCATCCGCGAGATTCTCAAGGACATGCGCGGGTCAATGGGGCCGGGTGGTATTCCAGTGATCAAGCAGATCAAGCCATCGGCCACAATGAAGCGCTACCTCACGTATGAGGATGCCGGCTACGTGCTGGACGGTTTGTGCGGCATCGCGACACCTAGCGGATCGGGCACCTACACGCGCGCGTATGCGGCGCCTAAACCCGGTGTCGCCTATCCAACCGTGCGCTATTCCACGTTCTATGAGTTTCCGACTGATGAAAGCATCTTGGCTGCGCCCTACGCGGCCAAGGGGTTTCTCCCAACAAAGTACACCATTAAGGCATCCAGCAACACGCCAGTGGAGGAATCCAGCGAGTGGATTGGCCGGCAGGTGGTGCCACTCGGGACGGGTGCCACGGCCACATGCGCACTAGACGGGTCTGCCGTTGACGCGGTTACGGTTGTTGCCGGTGGGTCTGGATATACCACTGCACCCAAGGTGTGGTTCACGGGCGGCGGCGGATCGGGCGCTACCGCGACGGCGACGGTTGTGAATGGCGTGGTGACCGCTATCGCGGTGGACGCCGGCGGCACAGGGTACACCTCTGCACCGACGGTGGTGATCGGCGATCAGGGCATTGCTGCGGATCGCGATGTGACACCGGCGATCAATGACCATCTGCTCTATATCGACGACTTCGATTCGGGCACGATGGGCGCAACCGCCATCACCCCGGATGTCTACGATATGGAGTTGACCATTGAGACGCCGCGCAAGCTGACGTATTACCTGAATAGCGCCCTGGCTGAGGGATGGGACGATAACGCGTGGAAGGGCACGTTGAAGCTCACGATGGAGTTCAACGCAGCCAATAAGGCGGCGTATAAGGATGCCGTTCTGGCGGCAACTTCCGTGGTGCGTAAGCAGGTGCGCAATAAGTTTGTCAATGGAACAAATGTCCTACAGTACGACTTCGCCGGCGCGGACGTAACCGAGGCGGACCTGTTCACCAATAAGAACGGGTTACTGACCATTGCTCTGCAATTGGATGGTCTAGTGTGCCCTGCCTACGGTGGGAACTGGTTTGGCGCTTCGAACGTAAACTCAGTTGCCGCGTTGCCATAGGAGGGTCCATGCCTAATAAATTAGTCCTCGCCTTCCCGGACGAGAAATCGCCGGGGTATCTCCGCTTCATCCGCAGCTTGCCCGAGTTGCAGGCTAAGGCCACCGGACTCAGCGAAGTGATCGGCACGAACAGGATGACGGCGCAGCAGGTGGATGAGCTGGTGGACATCATCCTGGCGTTCGTCGTAGAGCCGGCCAATAAGGCTGAGGCGCGCGAGATGATCTTTGACGCCAGCGCCGACGACCTTGTTGAGTTGTTAAACGTCCTGGCTAAAAATCTGAAATAGCGCGGTGACATTGTGGCTGAGCAAAAACTTGAAATTATCGTTACGGGGCGGGATGCCGGCGGCGCGGAGGTCATCCAAAAGACGACCCTCGCTATCAGGGTCCTGGGCGCCGAGACGGATAACGTCAAGAAAAAGACCGGCGACAAGAACACCTTCAAAGAGGGGTTCGACGCGCTGGAGACCAGCCTGCAAAAGGTCGCCCAGTTGCCCGGGCCCATAGGCGCCGGTGTTGGCCAACTGGCGAACGCGCTCACGGGCGCCGGCGCGGCAGGAGAGGCCGCCGGTGTTGCCACCAGCCTCGCTTTTGGGCCAGTAACGATCATCATCGGTCTGGTGGTCGCAGCGGTCGGCGGGCTCGTCATCGCAATGAAGGGCCTGATCGACATCGCCAAGCAGGCGGTAGAGGCCTTCGGGACTCTCGCCAAAACAACGGATGATCTCCAAGACCTGACGGGATATACCGCTGAATTTGCTTCCACGCTGCTATATGTCGCGAATGACGCCAGTGTCTCATCTGAAGCGGTTCAGAATATGGCAACCGCCTCCGCGCGCATCTTCTATGACGCCAATGAGCAACTGAAGCAAATTGCCGAGGATACCGAATCCGTCAAACAGACCGCCGGCGAGAAAACCACCGAGGCCGAGCAGACCCACGCGGACAAAATCGTCGATATCAACACAGCGGCTACCGATAAAAAAGCGGATTTGGATAAGAAGGCCGCGCAGAGCACAGACGATGCACGGCGTGCTGCTGCGGAGAGTGAGCGTGATTATGGTGAGACAGTTGCGGACTTGCGTCGCACCACCACTGAGACGCTGAATGATCTGGAGGCCCGGCACGCGCAGACCGTCGGCGATCTGAGAGCATCCATGGCGGATGCCGAGAAGGATTACGCGCAGGAGGTTGCAGATCGCGAACGCGAATATAACCAGCAGCGCGCCGACGATGCAGAATCATTGAAGACATCCCTCGATGATCTGGATGCCTCGCGCGCGAAATCGCTCGCAGATTTGAATAGTCAGATCAGAGAGGATGCCAAAGACCTGACTGAGAGCCTCAATGAACTGGCTGAGTCGCATGCCGAAAAGCTGGCTGATCTCAATGACCAGATCGCTGAGGACAATGAAAACCTCACCGAGAAACTGGACGACCTCGCCAGGTCGCATGCGCAAACCGTTGGTGATCTAAACGCGGATATCGCCGAAGCGCAGACGGACCTCGCCGAGAAAGAAGCCGAACTCCTCAGGGACTACACCGCCAATGCGCTGGAGGAATCCACCACGCTGGCCGAGAAACTGGCCGACCTCGTTGAGTCGCACACCACCAAGATCGAGGACCTGCAAGCGAGCATCACCGACACACAGGAGTCCTACGCGGAGAAACAGGCCGAGCGCGAGGAAGCGCTTGCGGATAAGCTGGCTTCAATCGACGAGAGCCGCGCTACTGGCCGGGAGTCCCTGCAGCAACGCTTGCAGAATGCGCGGGATCAATACGAGCGCGCCGGCGTCCAGTCGCAGCTCGAAGCCTACGACCAGGAGACGGAAGCGGCGAAGGCATCCGCCGAAGCCAAAGCTGCTGCCCAGGAAGCCAAGGATCAGGCCGCCGAAGACAAGGCGATTGCGAAGATTCAGAAGCGCATCGACCGTGAAAACGCGGCCTACGCCGAGCAATCCGCCAAGCTCCAGGCCGAATACGATGAACGCGTGGCTAAGGAAGAAGCTGCTTATAACGAGTCGGTTGCCAAGGCGCGCGCGGCGGAGGCCGAGAAACTGGCCGCACTGCAACAACGCATTGATCGTGAGAACGCAAGTTACGATGACCAGGTCGCCAGGCTCAAGGCAAACAACGAGGAGGCCCTGGCGGACTTGCGCGCACGCATCGAGAAAGAGAACGCGGAGTATGACAAGCAGGCTGCCAAGTTGCAGGCAAACAACGCCGAAGCGCTGGCCGATCTGCGCGCGCGCATCGCCGAAGAAAACGCAGCCTATGATCAACAGGCCTACCGGCTACAGGCTGAGTACGACAAACGCACCGCGCGCGCGAAAGAGCAATACGAGCGCGAATCTCAGCGCACAATGATGGCCAACACCGAACAGCTTGCCGCGTATCAACAGCGGTTGGACCGCGAAAATGCCAGCTACGCAAAGCAGACCGCTGATATCAACACCGAAACGGAGCGCCGGCTGACCAATCTTCAGGCGTCCTACGAACGCGACACCGACAATGCCAAGCGCTCATTTGACCGGCAGGTTGTGGATTACGCCGAGTCGCGTTCCAGGATCGAAGCGGAGCGCGAGAAACAGGTGTCCGCTGAAAATGAATCCTATGCCAAGCAACTGGCCGGCATACAGGCACAGGTAGACGCGTTCATGCAGCAGGCGGCCCAGAGCGCGCCAGCGGCAACCAAGGCCGTCACAGAACTCGGATTGTCGTGGGATGCGATCAATAAGATGGCGCCGGAGGAACGCATGTGGGCCATCCTGTCGGCACTGGGGAAAATGCCAGACTCCGCCAACAAAGCCGCGCTTGAAATGAAATTGTTCGGACGCAGCGGATCGGAGGTCAACGACGTCGCCGAATTGGCCGCCACTCAGTCGTTGCCTAAATGGATCGAGCAGGCGCGCCTCGCCGGACGTGTGATGGGCGAGGATGACGTGAAGGCAGCCCGTGCGTTGCGCGAGGAACAAAACAAACTGACTGAAGCCTGGAATGGATCGTTCGTTGTGCTCGGTCGTGACCTGATTCCCAAACTCACCGAGTTCCTTGGCAAATTGAATGAGTTCTGGACGAATCACGGCCCGCAGGTGGTCGCGATATTGCGCGACATGATCGACGTGCTGCTGCCGGCTTTGATACATCTACTCGATGACCTCTTGGAGCGCACGGATCGTTTGATGGGTGGGCAGGGGGCCGGGGGACAAACGATTGCGCTGGGGGACATTCTAAACAATACGGCAACCCGCGCGGCACTTCCCTCAGGGGTGAGTTGGGCCGGGTTCCTATTGCAGATACTAGGCGCCGCTCAGGGCCGCGCCACGGGTGGCAGCGTCAATGCTGGTGGCGTATACCCCGTTGAGGAGGGCGGCATTCCTGAAGTGTTCATTCCCTCTTCCGGTGGTCAAGTGCAGCCGCTCCCCAAAGCGGCTGCAATGGGGGCGCTGGGTAACAACTACTATTTTACGATCAATCACCCGCAGCAGAATGAATCGAGCGTGTTGGATGACATCCGGCGCGCCCAGAGGTTGATGAGGTAGACATGGCACTCACCGATATGGGCGTTGAACTCGATGCGATTGTGGGCGGCGTGACATATGACCTCACCGACCTGGTAAACAGCAGCGTACTGAGCTTCGACGGCTTCGGTATGGCGCCGTTGAAGCGGCTTGAGCAACAAGGGCCCATGCAGCACGGCGTAACCGACATTGGATTCCGGCTCTCGAAACGCTTTGTGGCGTTAAAGTTGCGCGCGCTGGCGAACGACGACGCCGGCTACTGGGCGGCACGCGCATATCTGCTGAACATCTTCAAGCCGACGACTGACAACGCCCCAATCAAACTGCGCTTCTCCTATCCCACTGGCCAGGTGCGGCAATTGGATTGTCATCTCAGCACGGACTTCGGCATGAGCACTGAAGACCGCGCCATGTTCATACAAACGACGTTGATCGAACTCTACGCGCCTGATCCGACCTGGTACGACCCGAGCCTGGTGGTAGTGCCGTTCCAGATGACCTCTGGAGGTTCGGCGCTCATGTTTCCCTATACGTCGCCACTTTTGCTGGGTGCGAGTGATCTGGATCAGAGCACAGTCGTGAACAACCCGGGCAGTTGGATCACATATCCAATCATTACGATTGAAGGCCCCATTACAGACCCGATCATCGTCAATGAGACAACCGGCGAGACACTGGACTTCACGCCGAATACGATTTCCCTGGGGGAGACCTACACCGTGGATTGCCGGTACGAGCACAAGACGATTGTCGATCAAGATGATGTGAACCAGATCGCGACACTCACACAGCAATCGGACTTGGCGACATTCCATTTGAAAGAAGGGGATAACTCGCTCAACGTGACTGGCTCAAGCGTGGACACGCCCACGCGTGTTTATATCCAATATTACCCGCGCTATATCGGGGTTTAATCATGTTGAACTGTAATGTGCTTACGTTTCCGCTTGATACCTGGCATTCGATTGCCATCTCGGTAATTCGGGTTGCCAGCACCGCTATAAATACGCGCGTCGTGCCTGGCCCGGCAAGTCTTGGAGCAAAAATGACGCACGCCCTTCTCGGATGGTTTTATATGGAATGGCCTTCCGCATTCCTCGCAATCGTGGATAAGGTTGGCCGGGCGCTTAAGCGGATGAGTCCTGAGATATGCCTCCCTGGCGTCAGGAGAGGTCCAACCCTTATGGCTTGGCCGTGCGCCACTCGCCACCATTGCGAACGCGCTGGAATCAAGGTTGTGTTCAATGGCGAACCTATTCAGATTTATTCCAGTGATCAATTCCCCTTCTGGGGAGATAACACTGAACGGCAGAGGCTCCCCCTTACATCCATGCCCAGCGCCATATCGATTCCCACTTGCTTTCTCACTGAGTTTCTTTCGTCCCTCGGGAGAAACATTGTGCGGCTTGCCGGTAAGTATTTCGCTTATCTTGCGTTTTGTCTCTTCGCTGTGATGCATCCCGAGCTGGGATTCGACATTCTCGCGAAGATTGTAGAGCGGGAACCCGGCCTCCTTAAACTTCTCATACCAGCATTTCTCGACTTCAAGCGCGCGGCCCTTCACACAGTTCTTAAGGGGCACAAAAATAAACGCCGATTCACCATATTTATTCCATGCCGCTTGCAAGTGTTTATTGTCATGGACATTGTGGCGCAGAGCCCATCTGTGCGAGCTAAACCGACTCGCCAGCGTTCGCGCAGAACTTCCGACGTATCTAGCGTTTGCGAGCAGATTCAAAATCATATAAGCGCCGGGTTTGTCTATTCGCATTGGTATGCATCTCCAAATGCGAATAGACAAACCCGGCAGGGAGGATAAGGGGTGCAGGAAAGCAGATTTTGGACAACGAATGGTATCGGAGACGGCCCGAGCGCCGGGTATAACGCGGCTGAATTTCAGGAGCTGTGGCGCACGGTGCTGCAAACCAACCCGGCAACTGAGGGCGTGTTGCGCAACGTCATCGGTATCAGCCCCAATGAGTTGAAGGTGAGCGGGACTGTTACGCCACTGACGGTCGCCGCCGGCGCCGGGGTGGTCTACGGGCTCTGGTATAAGAACGACTCGGCGCTCTCGCTGACCATCCCGACGCCGGTCACTGCCACGCGCAAAGACTATGTGGTGCTGCGCGCAAACATGACGGCATCCACGTATGATGGCACGCCGGGGCAGTCCGTGCGCGTCGCGTTGCTGGAGGGCATTGAAGGGAGCGGCGTGCTACCGACGCTCACGCAGGATGCGAATTACTGGGAGATCCCGCTTGCGTCGCTGGTGGTCACGACCGGCGGCGGCATCACTGTCACAGACGCACGCACTTACTGCCTATCTAGCTCGGCAAACCAGATTGGCTATACCGGTGCAACTGGCCCCCAAGGGCCTACTGGCCCACAGGGGATCACTGGCCCACAGGGAACGCCGGGTGGGGCGACTGGCGCAACCGGCCCACAGGGTTACACCGGTCCGCAGGGAAGCACTGGGGGAGTTGGGGCAACAGGACCTACGGGGCCAAACCTGTCAAAACGCCAGGGAGGAAATGCGACTGATTGGAGCGTTGAGGGTGCGACTAATTACACGCCGGCCGGCGCAATGATACAAGCCGGCGTGACAAGCGTCACTTTCACGAGTAGCCAGCTCTCCAGCACAGTCACAGTCACATTCCCGACCGCATACTCTGATAAGCCGATTGTGGTCCTGACGAAGCCGGTGCTCGTGACGGCGCTGTATATGGAGATGGGTGTCACCATCACTGCCAGCGGATTTACGATTCAACTCTACGCCAGTTCGTCCATCTCGTCGGCTACTTACGCGGTTAACTGGATCGCCATCGGACCCCCATAAGTCATGAGTAGCGAATACAGGATCGACGTGAAGGATAGGACTGGTGCATTGGTCGCCACGTGCACCAACTACAGTTCGCTTACCTATCGCAAGCGAATCAACGAGATATCGCTCGGCGAATTCACGATTGACGGCAACGACCCGCTGGTAGATCTGCTGGATTGGAATTACCAGGTAGAGGTTTGGCGGCGCAACCTCGATATGGGCGTCGCATGGTACTGTGACTTCTATGGATTGCATCGCGGATATGTCCAAAAGAATTCGGGTGGGGTAGAGACATACACGGCGCGTATGCTGAGCCAGAACTCGCTCCTCGCCCGGCGCTGCATAGGCTATTACGCCGGGTATGCAAACCGCAGCAAATACACCACAGTTGCACCCGAAACCATCGCCAAATCGCTTGTCACTTATAACGCCACGGCAAGCGCCACAACCGGCGACGGACGCTATCGCAATGGCGCACTCAGCGGATTCGCGATCAACGTGGACACCGACCAGGCGCGCGGTACGGCGCTCGATTGGTCATGCGCGAATCAGAATCTCATGGCTACGTTGCAGAGCCTGGCTGAGACCGCCGGCGCTGATTTCGACCTGGTGCGCACCGGGCCAGCGACCTGGACGTTCTACTGGTACCCGGGCTCGCTGGGCGCCGATCTGCATGAGACGGTGAAATTTGCGTTGCAATGGGGCAACATGGCAGATCCCGAGCTGACCTACGACCGCACTGGCGAAAAGACCGTCGCGGTCACCGGCGGGCAGGGTGACGGCTCCGGGCGTCCAATCGTGATTCGCACGGGCGCCGACTACGCAGCGGCGAATGATATTGAGACGTTTGTCAACGCTTCAAACTACACCCTCACGGCTGGCTTAAATGCTGCTGGCGACAGTGAGATGTACACCGACCGCGCGCGCGCAGCGCTGACGTTCAAGGCGCTGCAAACGAGGTCCTGCTACTACGGCAAGGATTACGCGCTGGGGAACATCGTCAGCGCTGCGTATAAGAGCTTTAGCAGCGCAGCGCAGAAAATCACCGGCGTCACGGTTGGCTTCGACGGCCAGTCGGCGGTTGAAAACATTGAACTGGAGGTAGAGACACTATGACAGTCATCAATGATGAACCTACGGCAACCCCTTCAAACGAGTGGCTAAACCAGTGGCATGATTTCGCGCATGGCGATATGTTGATTGGGGAGCATTTTGTTACCGTATCCCATCACCCTATGCTTCACGTAGATCGTGCTGTGGAGACAAATCACCGCGAGAACCGGGTAAAAACATCTTATTACGTAGACGTTCATAGGGGATGGACGGGGCAACTTCCCAATTATATTGATCCCTTCTACATACTCCCAAGCTTCACGAAAGGTGAACATTATGCGGGTCCGCTCAACCAAGAACAGTTTGATGTATGGCTTGAACAGGGGAGGGTTTGAATGGGTTTCAAGTTTCATCTCCTGGGGTTGGCCCATATTCCAACACACAAGGATTATTCGCCATGCGCATATACCGGCAAAGTTCTGCGACTCGCATCTATGCTGATGAGCCTGGGCCATGAAGTGATCTTCTATGGCAACGAGTTGTCACAGGTGGAGTGCTCTGAGTTCGTGCCGGTGTTAAGCGAAGCTGAGCGGGTAGCGTGCTATGGAGAGTATGACTGGCACAAGGAATTCTTCCGCCATGATCCCACAGATGCCGCTCACCAGGCATTCAACGCCAATGCCATCCGCGAGATTGCAAAGCGCGCCGGCGCGCGCGAATTCCTGCTCTGCTCCATGGGGAATTACCAACAGCCCATCGCTGAGGCCGCTGAGCGCATGGGCATCATGGCAGTGGAGAGCGGAATCGGCTATGAGGGCGTGTTCGCCAAATACCGTGTGTTCGAGTCCTACGCCTGGATGCACCACGTTTATGGATTGCTTGGGCAGCACAATGGGAGCTGGTACGACGCGGTCATTCCGAACTATTACGATCCAGCAGATTTCCCGGCCGGCCAGCATGATGGTGGGTATTTCCTCTTCGTCGGTCGCCTGATCCAACGCAAGGGCTTGGACGTGGCCGTGCAGGTGACGCGCCATCTGGGCGCACGGCTGATCGTTGCCGGCCAGGGCGACCTGGTGAACGATTCCGAGGGCCTGCGTTGCGATGAACCGCACGTGGAACACGTCGGATGCGTGGGGCACGAGGAACGCGCGCGGCTGATGGGCGGCGCCATCGCTGTGTTCACGCCGACGTACTATATCGGCCCATTTGAGGGCGTCGCCGTCGAAGCGCAGATGTGCGGAACGCCCGTCCTATCCACGGATTGGGGTTGCTTTGCTGAGACCGTTGAACACGGCACTACCGGCTATCGTTGCCACACGCTCAAAGAGTTCATGAGCGCGGCTCAGGATGCCCCTTCACTGGATCATGTCTATATTCGTGAGCGCGCCATCAAACTATATTCTATGGACCAGGTGCGCTGGCAATATCAACGTTACTTCGAGCGCCTGGCTGACCTATGGCGGGGTGGATGGTATCAGCTATGAGTGATCCACTGGATGCGCTATTCGACCGCGTGCGCGCGCTGGAGGATGCATTCTCCAGGATGAACACGTTCGGGTCTCTTGTCGGTGCGACTGGGCCGGCGGGTGGTGCGACCGGCGCGACCGGGCCACGGGGATACACCGGACCGCAGGGGCCTACTGGCGCAACGGGCCCGCTTGGTCCAGTGGGGACTTACAACAGCACGTCGCTCACGTCGCTGTCCATTGGCACAGGCACTAAAACATTGACGCTGAGCGCGGATTGTGATCTGGCGATTGGCACGCGCGTCAGAATCGCATACGAGTTCGGGACAACGAGTTACATGGAGGGCCTGGTAACGGCCTTCTCGCATTCCACGCTGGTGTTGCAAGTGTCCGTCACATACACAGCTGGGAGCGGAACCTGGGCGCGCTGGCTGGTATCCATCGCCGGCGAGCCAGGCGCTACAGGGCCATCCGGTCCACAGGGGCCAACTGGCGCTCAAGGTCCTACAGGCCCTGCAGGGGCTACGGGTGCCGGCGTTACAGGAGCGACAGGGCCACAGGGACCAACGGGGCCGCAAGGAATCACTGGACCGGCGGGAAGCAATGGGACAAATGGAGCGACTGGTCCTCAGGGGGCCACGGGAGCGCAGGGTCCAACAGGCTACACGGGCCCGGCAGCTACACTTGCCAACCCAACTGCATCAGTTGGTATTGCTACCGTGAATGGCGTTGCTGCTACAGCAATGCGTTCTGATGCAGCACCGGCTATCGATAAAACAATTATCAACAATGTAAGTGTTATTACCGCGAGCGGCACACTTGATCTGAGCACAAGTTACGCAGATGTTCCTGGCGTAACAGTTACTTTTACACCAGGAATAGATGAATATGCGCTCGTAATGGTCACAACTAATTTTGTGCTTTCGGCTGGAACTGCTGCGGCTCAAGTTGGTGATGATGTCCGTTCACGGCTTGATCTTCATTATTCCAGCGCGGATAACTATCAAACGCCTCTCGTTGGAGTGATAGCTCCTGGCATAACAGCCGGAGCGAATATTGCTGCCGGCACGCTGAACGCTGTTAAATATTTCTGGTTGTCATTGACGGCTGGCACTACATACACAATCAAACTACAAGGAACGAACGTGACGGGCGACCGAGGACGCATTGGCAATAGTACTCAAATGATGATCTGGAGATTACCGCGCTAACAAATTCAGCATATTAGGAGGTTCTCATGACAGGTACAGATAAATTTACGAAAGCAATCGATCAATCAGCGCCAGGCGTATCGAATGGGGTAGACATCAACGGAGTAAGCCTTGCTCCACTCAGAAAAGAAGGGGCGCCCGGTTTCAAGCTTGCGCTATCGGCCAACACCGACGCGGCGGCGGCGGCGGATGTGCCGGCCAACACGGTAGCTGTGGAGGTTTATTGCGACCAAAACGCGCGGATGGCGCTGGGCGAGGCGGCGGTTGAAGGCGATACGAGCGGCACGGCGAGCGTTGGTAGAAAGGTCCCGTCGCTGACGAGCTGCTACTTCTCGCTCGACGCAGTTGATGTAGCAGCTGGGGTGAAGATACACGCAATCTCGGCCTACGCCGCGACATTCGAGGTCGTCTATATACCAAAACCTCGATAAGGGACGATTAGTGATAGTTGGAGGCAGCATGACACGAAAAATCGCGGGGCTACAGGGCATTCCGGCACTGCGCGTGCTTGCGGGCGGCTCGCAGCGCAAAACGTACACACAGCGGATGCTCCAGCTGTTCGGCGCGTCCACAATCGTTGGTCTGTGGACGCTGGGAGAGGCATCGGGTACGACGTGTTATGACTCCAGCGGACATGGCCTACACGGCACGTACACTGGCGTCCAGCTTGCGCAGCCGGGTGTGGATCGGTTTACGGCGGCAAAATACGATGGACTGACTAGCTATGCAAATATATATAGCGCCGGTCTGGCATCCGCATTCAATGGCGCGGAGGGGACGCTGGCGTGTTCGTTGAAAATATCTAGCGCAGCGTTGTGGGGCGATTCGTCGGTGCGACGTATTGTGATGTTGCGCGTTGACACGAACAATCGCGTTACGCTGCTCAAAAATGGCGCGAGCGGTATCGGTGCATTGCGCGTGGCTGGTAGTGTGAACAGTGCTGTCACTGTTGCAGAGACGAGATCGACGTGGCTCCACGTCGCAATGACGTGGAGTAAGAGTGCAGACTATGTGCGGCTATTTGTGAATGGCGCTCTGAGTGGTACACCAGCAATTGGTCTGGGAACCTTCTCGGGCGCACTGGCATCTACCACATGCTGCATTGGAGCAGGTGACACGACTCCAGCAAACGTGTGGTCCGGTTCGTTGCAATACGCGATGCTGCTCAACCGCGCAGCAACGGCGGCTGAAATCACGCAGATGGCGAGGGCGGTGTAACGATGTGGATTGGATATTTGCTTGTTGAGTTGAGTGGCGCGTTCGCGGGCGGTGTCTCAGCGGCGCAGCAAACAGCAATCGATAAGGCGGTCGCTACGCTCAATCAGGTCACTGAGCAACAGCCATACCAGTTGTGGCACTATCGCATGAATCTCGCGCGGACGGCGTTTATCGGATGTGCGCAGTGGAACGCAAAACCGACGAAAGCTGATCTGGTGAACGTCATCAACCAATTCAGCGGCATCTCAACCGCGATACTCAATAGCTCAGTTGCTCTGACAGTTTTTGACGGTGATGCCTGGGATCAGAGTGGAGATGCATGCCGGGCATATCTCTCGGCAAATTTGGCTGCGTGGGAGTCCGCCGAGGCCTGAATTTACGCTAATCGGCCATCATAGAAGATTGGAGGGGGAGGACACATCAACGCAGTGAATGGGTAGCAAGTTAGTTCTGGGAGGACCGCCGCGAGAGTGGGGCGCGGCGGTCGAAATCTACATTGCAACGCTTGATTCAGAAGCGACAAAGCACGAGTATCGCAGGAATGTATCGGGTGCCCTGGCTATTCTGGGTGGCCCGGCTGACATCACGCCGGCCGCACTGATCAAGTACCGCGATCAGGTGGCGCATCAACTTGGCCGGCTCAGCGGGAACACCATCAACATGCACCTGGCATCCCTGCGTGGATTCCTGAAGTTTTGCCATCTGGCTGGTTTTATAAACTTATCCGATGATGCTATCGGCAGGTTCCTTCGCAACGTCAAGGCCCACGTCGTTACACCCTATCAGGTTCTGAGCAAGCCCGAAATCGCCGCGTTGTTAGCCTCCGCCCAGGTAAATCCTCGTGATCACTTGCTACTTAGCCTGGCGTTGGCCACCGGCCTGCGTTGTGCGGAGTTGTGCAATATCCAGGTGCAAGACCTTATCAAGGATGAATGCGGGGATTCTATATTGCGCGTGCGGCAAGGGAAGGGGAACAAGGATCGGCTGGTGCCGATAGCAGGATCAATCAAGCCTGAACTAGATGGCTACCTGTTGCGCGCAGGGTTGGGCAGTGCACCTGAACGCTATCTCTTTGAGAGCCGCAATCATACCCGGCGCTTATCAACCGCGCGATGCCGGCAGATCATCACGGAATATCTGCACGCCGCCGGCATAACGAAACGCATCTCCATGCACTCACTTAGACACACTGCCGCCATCACCTGGATTCGGGCCGGCGCCAGCATTGTGTTCGTGCAGAAACTTTTAGGGCATTCCAAGGTTGATACCACGTTGCGTTATGCGGAGCACGTGGAGATGGATGATTTGAAGGGTGTCGTGAATCTATAGCGCCACTCTAATGCGACCAATTGGTCGCGCATGCCTATTGACTCTATGAACGGGTCTCAGTATGCTGATTCTGTAAACCAGAAATAGAGTTATAGAATCCGAGTTCTAGAACAAATGACCCAGAACGCACGAAATTTACCCGCCACCAGGTCCTCTTCGCGAATTCAGCCGGCAGCCGCGTACATTGCGTCTCTGCGCACCGACGTCTCGCGCCGTGGCCAAGTCTCCGCATTGAATACTGTCGCCCAGGTGATTCTGAATCCCAAGAAGATCGACCGTCACGAACGCGCATTACTCTGGCAGCGTGTAGACTGGACAACGCTCAACGCACAGAACGTGCGCGCGATCATGGCCAAGGTGCCCGGCGCGCCGGCGACACGCAACAAGGTTCTGTGTGCGCTGCGTGGTGTAGCGCGCATGGCCTGGGAATCGAGCCTCCTGGATGTGGAGACGTATCAACGGATCAAAGACATCCGCGGGGATATTGGTCTAAGGCTGGCCAAGGGTCGCGAGATCCCGCAAACCGAGATCGCTAAGCTGCTGGAGGCCTGCGTACAGGACGCAACGCCGGCGGGCGCGCGTGACGCGGCGATGATCGCCTTGATGGCCGGCACAGGCCTGCGCCGAGCTGAGGTGTGCGCGTTGCACTCGGCCGGCCTGGACCTGGCTGCTGGTTCATTCAAGGTCATCGGGAAGCGCAACAAGGAACGAACGGGGTATCTCAGTGGTGGTGCGCTTGCGGCCCTGCAGGACTGGATGGCTATCCGCGGCTCCGATTCAGGCCCGATCTTCTGTGCAATTGGCAAGAATGGAGTATTGAAGCCCGGGCGAGCACTCAGCACCGTGACGATTAACCGGGTTCTATCCAGGCGCGCCATCGAGGCCGGCATGGAGGACGTCACACCGCATGATTTCAGACGAACGTTCATCAGTGAGATGCTGGACGCCGGCGTAGATATTGTGACAGTAGCTGACACCGTCGGGCATGAGGATGTGAAGACGACTCAACGCTATGACCGGCGCGGGGAACGAACCAAACAGGATGCAGTTAAATTGATCAATGTGCCATATAAGCCTAGATCGTAGCATTTTCCCTCGCTCGTGATGCCGCAATCACCATAGAAATAAACCACCTGGCATCGGGGTGCAAAAATTGTGCTAGTTGCCCTCCTTCGGCACTATTTGCAACCATAAGATCGATATCGCCGAACGCCTCGCGAGCCCACTCGCGCAGGTGTAACGCGCATATCTCCCCATCAGCTCCGAAATCGATACGCTGGAAGATGCGATGTAGATTGCGCTTCCGCATCTCAGGCTGCATGTCGTGGATGGTGTCCCCTAGGTCTGACAGCAGCATCAGCACCCGTTCAGCGTCGGTAACGCGGCTCATCTCTGCCCGGGCGCGCTGCTGAAGACGTTCAAGTTCAATAAACTTCTGGTCGTACATCTCGCGCTTGATTTTCTTATCCAGCAACAGGTTGACCAGCTCATCCATACGCGCCTGGGCGTCGTCATATTCAGCCTGAGCGCGGCGCTTGCCCACGTCGCCGGTCCGCTCCTCCAACTTGCGCAGAATCACCATGCGGGCCTCGGGCGGGAACTGGACATTGCGCATACGGTTGACCAGGCCCTGATCGGCCACGTTCGCATCAATCCAGATGTCAGAGCCACGCGTGCGGTAGTAGTGCAAGTCCCCCCGGCTATCTGCCCGGAGTTGCTTGCCGGCCGGCGCATAGTAAGCGATTGGCGTCAGTAGAGGCACCCAGCCCATCGGCTTGCGCCCGGCAAGTTGGTTCCGATAGCGACGCTCGATGACTGCATTGGCGAGGTCTTCACTCACAATTGGAGTGATGTGTGTCGTGCGGACCGCCTGGCCGGCGCGTGCATAACGTTCCAGATAGCCCCCCTGCCCCAGCAACTCAATCCTATCGTTTTTGGCGTCCCAGCCGATCCGAGGCAGATAGCCGGAGTAAAACAGGATGTTACCCACGACGGTGCGAATACCTTCGCGCCCGAAGCGGATCGGGCGCCCTTTCCTGTCGCGGAAGTGGAGGCCGGTCAGGTTGGCCTTTTCCGCTACCGCCTCGTAGCTCAGGTTACTCGCGTACCAGGTCATGAGAGTTACAACTGTTTGCGCGTCGTCGTTGCCGACAAAGCAGGTATCCAGCTTCTTGCCCACCCGCTTCATGCCGAATGGCTCACGGCCCCACATGATGCCCTCGGCGTGATACTGCTTAACACGTTTACGCAGCTTCTTCGCCGTCTCATCTGCGTAGTGCTGCGCTACGCTGGCTTTGATGTGGAGCATCAGCTTAACTTCCGGCGTCCAGCCAGTGCGCGTCGTGTCTACGCTCTCAGCCGGGATAATCAGGTGCTTATCGTAGCGCTCACATATTTTGATGAGCTTGGCTGTGTCTTCCACATCGCGCGAAAGCCGGTCCTGGAATGTTGCCACGATGCCGGCCACGTCGGGATCTTCCAGGCGCGTGAGTACCTTGCGCCAATCTGGGCGATGGATGTCGCTGCGGCCCGACCGGTGGCCAGCGGCATCACTGTACGACTCTACGATGCCGCCGCGCTTCTCAATAGCTCGGACATTGGTGTCGTGCTGGTCCTTGATTCCAACAAGGTCATCTTCCCCTCGCACAAGACTAAGTCGCTCGTAGCTGAGCCAGCGGTTTGGGCCTTCATCCATAGTAGTTCTGCAACATCCTCACATAGTCCAAGAAAATCGGGGTGCTCGTACCATTCTAACTTTTTGACGCGCAGGCGCGCGGGCGCCGGGCGGGTCACGAACTCTTTGAGCAATTTATCGATCCACAAGGTCAAGCTCCTGGCATACCGGCTTCTGCCTTGGATCGTCATTGACCCCCAGGATCAGGCAACTTGCCGGCAGGTCCACTTCGTATTCCTGGTCACCCGAACGATATACGAGCCGGGCATTCGGAAGATTGCGGGCGACCAGGGCGCGGGTGATTTCGCCGGCCTGGATGGCGCGCACGGTCTGATCACGCAATGTGTCTTTAATCATGTCGCTTGAGCGCCTCCGCGTCAATCTGGCTAAGTACTTCTATTTGTACATCCTCCGGCAATGTCCATAACTTCAATGCGCCACGGCATGGCACCGGCATCGGAAGTACCACCACATCGCGCAGCACCCACCCAAAGTGACCTTGGAACCATTGGTTATCCGATTCCGTAACGACGCTATCCAGAACAGCTACACCCACGACGGCACCGAGTGTGCGCACCTCAGGCGGGAATGGAACGGAGATTAGATTACGTTTGAACAGCCAACGGTAACCATCTTCGTCGAAAGTTTTCGCAGTATGAATAGCGAGATGCTTACCGATCATCGCGCGCGGGGGCGCCCACTCTCTATTTTCAATGCGCTTCCCGGCGTGGAGGATTGCCCAAGCCCAGGGTTGTTTTATCGTCAATGCATATAGCGCGGTCTGACGCGCCGGAGCTGGGGCCGGCTCTTGCTCTGCCCGGGCCATGAGTATGCCTAGACGCACTGGGTCATCACTTGGCGGTTCATCGCTGTCGCTGACCATCGCGCGAAGCTCGTCGAATGCTGTGGCACCGGTTGGTACATCGCCATATAGAATCTGGCGCATTTCGCGCTGGGTTATGTGCTTACTCATTAGTTTTGACCTCCCACGCAGCCCGTCTTGCAAGCCATGTCTGCACCGACGTCGGCGCCAGTAATTGATCCGGTTTCGGAGACAGCTCGAACGGATGTTTGTAGCGGCATTTGTGGCATGACGATTCGATCCATCGCAAAAGATGCGTGTCGCGGGTAAACGTTATCTCGCCCGGCGCGCCACACCATGAGCAAGTATCGATCTTCCCGACAGGCAGCCGATACCACACATCATCTTCGTCACCACCATGTCGGCCCATGATGTAATTGACCGGGAACCTATCGCCATAAAACCACGCTTCAACGATGTTCAGAGCTTCAGCCAGGTCCCCCGGTTCCAGGTCGATTCCGTCCTGGTTTGGCTTCCAGTCGCTGACCCACGCCGGTTGTTGGCCTCTGATTGTCATCTGCAATTCAGCGGGCGCGCTACGCTGAGGGCCGTAAGGTGTGTGAAAGATAACTTCACCGGGCAATCTGGTTTCGATAAACTCAAGCGCCACCCACCCGGCGCCGTGACACGTCCAACATGTGTTGTCATTGTCCCAGCCGTAGTAGCCGCGCCCGCCACACGTCCGGCATGTGGCGCGCACCATGACGAGACGCGATTGCGTCACGCCGGCTTTCACGCACCCGACTAGCAATGCCATCTTGTAGCGGTAGATGATGTACTTCAGGTTGGTTGAGTAGGGACGGTAATAAGAATTACTGCGCACATAGCTGTTGAGCCGGCTCATTGCAGTGATAGTCTCTTGCGCGATGGGTTGTTCGCTCATGCGTCCCCTCCCCCACGTTCGACGAACTCATACCATTCATGCGTCTCATCAATTCGTCGCATTCGCCCAGCATCCACTAGCGTCTGAATCGCGCATCTGTAGGTTGACAACCCCATGTCTATGTAATGCCCATTACCCTCCCGTGCTTCGATGTAACATGCTTGGCCCACCTCTTCAGCCAGAATATCAAGGATTTCACCTTTCAGCCGCTCAACCTCGGCGGTAAGCGCTTGCACATCATCGGCCAACGCGGGCACTATCTCGCACGAAGCAGCGACAAACTCACCATCCTTGCGCCATTCGCGTTGCACTACAGCCGCAAGCGCACCATTTTCATCTGGCGAATCAATCAGCAAACACGCTGCGCCTCTATGTATCGTCCATGGCCCCTTCGCCGCTGCGCATGCCAGCGCTTTCGCCTCTTCGGCACGCCGGCGCATCTCGGCCAGATTAACTTCGCTCATCACTGTTCACCTCCAGTGGGACCAAATCGCCCGGGTTGAATCCGAATTCCGTCATCGTCCAAGCGTCACTCCCATCGCGGTTCGCGTAGTGACGTGGTTCGTCGAATTGAACGATGACGCCGAGATATTTGCCAGAGTTTCTAATAACCGTCCCCGTCTCGTGATAAAAGAAATGGAAATCCTGACAGGGCGTTGCAATCATGACGCGCGTACCAATCGGGAAGTCGTGATAGAAATAGCCGCTCTGTGGATCAATCGGAAATGGCATCAATGCACCCCCATCTCTTTCATCGCAGCCTCATAAGCCTGCTGGACACGATTAAATGCATCGGCGTTCCCGCCGGCATCCGGGTGAGCTTCCTTGACCTTGGCGCGATAGGCGACGCGGATTTCGGCCAAGCCGGCCCCGCGCTCAATACCAAGCACCGTCCACCAAGGCTCCGGCCCAGCAGCCGGCGGCAGCGCCTGGTAGCCGGCGAAGGCCTGCTCGACGTTCCCCACGCCCCAACGCTGTTGGCCGCGCAGCGCGTCGATGTGCTTCGCGACGGCCCAGAGGTTATCCTCAACCTTGCCCCACTTATCGCAGGCCAGCACGCGGTCATCGTATACAACCCTGGCTGCTACGAAGCGGCGGAGCTTGAAATAAACGGCGACGCCTGGATCATCGGGTTGGCGCTGGGTAGAGTACGGAAGACCATCGCCGCGCACCTTCAGATTCGTGCTGATGACGATTTCTGATGCACGCAAGAGATTGAGTTGCCGGATGATCTCATCAATGCAATCGGCAATCGAGTGATTGCCGAACTCGGAGCGGTTGCGGCTGGTTGAACGCGCCCAGCCGAACGGCCACGTGAGCGGATAACGGTTAACGTCCATGCTAGTGTCTCCTTAATTACTCCCCAATCTGGAACATCTGAGGTGCGTCCTTCTCGCGCTCCGCATCGTCAACGTATTTGCATGCCCAGTTGAAGTACGATTCCTTCAGCTCGAACCCCATCGCCTTGCGGCCCATCTTCACTGCTGTGTATGGCACTGAGCCAATGCCGGCGAATGGGTCCAGCACCACGTCGCCAGAATTCGACCAAAGCCGGATTGCGCGCTCGATCAAATCAAGCTGCAAAGGGCAGATATGTTTTTCATCCTGCGATTCCTTCGCTACTTGGTAGTTGAGCGTATTCATGCGGTCGATGTCGCCCCATACGAATTCTGAGTTGGGCGCCTTTGGGCCGGCATGCCTGCCACCTCGATATGGCACGCGCCGGCCATTTTCAATGTCGTATCCGGCTTCCAGCGCCGCCACACGCGCTTCATGATCGTAGGGCAAACCTAGGCCATCCGACTGCCAAACCGAATTGGCTTCCAATTGCCAGCGGCGCAGGGTGTACCCTGCTGGGTCATGAGTGACCGGCTTCTGTGAATACATCCGATCGTCGGGCATCCCCTGCCACTTGCGGAATACCAGCAGGTATTCGGGGATGCCGCCGGCACTGATTGATGCGTCGGTCCTGACATACTTGAACAGGAGTCCGTGCCGGTTAGTGGCCTGCATCTCCCGCACGGGATCCGTGGCGACGGTGATGCGGGTATGCAATACCCAGCGATACTTGCGCATGATCGAGGTGACGTCGTCGCTGAATGGATACAGCCCGGCGCCGTCAGATTCGTATTTGGCGGCAGCCGTGCGATAGATCAGCCGGTCTTTACAATGGATGACGCACAACCGGCCCGGCACCGTCACGCGCATGAGTTCAGGAATCAACCACTCCAAGTGATCAAAGAAACCGTCGTGGCCGTGCTCCCAGGTGTTGTTGCCCATGTCGTGATCGGATGGGCTATAGGTGTACTGGTCGCTGAAGGGAATCGACGTCACCGTGAGATCGACCGAGTTATCCGGCAGCGCGCGAATCGCCTCCACGCAGTCGGCGTGATAGAGCGCGGCATTGAGCGTGTGGTACTGATTCAGAACATTGACGGCGTCAGGCATAGCAATTTACCTCTTTGGAACACACAAATGAAGGCACCTGCATTGGCGTCGCAGGGGTATAGTCATAATCAGAAAAGGCGCGCCGGCCCACCAGGCCAACCTCATGCATGGCAGCGCTCATCTTCTCCTGCATCACCGCGAACTGGGCTTCTTTGCGGCGCACGGCCTGCAACACATCCGATTCAGTCGATGAGGTGATGAGCCAGATGTTTACCGGGTTCTGTTGCCCATAGCGCCAGAAACGGCGGATGCCCTGGTAGGTGCGCTCGAAGCTATACGTCAGGCTGGCGAACACCACATTCGAGCAGTGCTGCCAGTTCATGCCGAAGCCGGCAATGTCGAGCTTCGTGATCAGCACCCGTTCATCGCCGACGGTGAACGCGCGCAACTTCGCGCGCTTCTCCTCGAACTTCTCGGAGCCGCGCACTTCGATGGCGCCGGGGAGCATATCGCGAATGGCGTCGGCTTCGTCGTTGGTCTCAACCCACACGACCCAGGGCGCGCCGGGATCCTGCGAGACAATCTCGGCGGCGCGCTCCATGCGACCCTCCAGCGTCAAGCGCTTGTTGCGCCACAGCTCGGTCGCCGACAGGGCTTCGGTATAGAACAGCCGGCCTTCGTCCCAGGCCGAGCGATGGTCAACCTCTACCTGTTCGGAATGAATGTTGAGCGGCGGGAGCTGGAAGCCGTCGTCACCGAAGCCGATATCGGAAGGCTTCGACATACACACCGACCAACTCGCCAACCAGCGCCAGAAATCAGCCTCTGCATGCCCCTTCAGCCGCAACGTGTCCGCGTGAGCGCTATCGCGGATGAACCAGCGGGTTATCATTTCGTGCCACGGCATGATGCCCAGGGCCTGCGAGTGGTTGCCCAACTCGTCATACTCGTTCGGTGCCGGCGTGGCTGTGCATAGCAGCTTGTAGCGCGTCTTGGCCCATTGCCTGTTGAAGTTGTGCCGATAAACACCTCGGCTATTCTTCAGGAAGCTCGATTCATCACCCACCAGACCGACGAATTGGCCGGCATCGAAGTGGTGCATGACCTCATAGTTGCTGACGACGATCCGTTCAGGCGCAACATCTGCATCGGCTTGGTTGCGCACGTAGCGCACCGGGATACCCCAGCGTTCGTTCGCTTCACGTACCGTCTGATCCGCTACCACCAGCGGTGCCAGGATCAAGACCTTCCCGGCGGCTTTCTCGCTGATGATGCGCGCCCATTCGAGTTGGTCGAATGTCTTCCCGCCACCGGTGTTCACGAACAGTGCCGCCCGCCCCTGCTCCAATGCCCACGCGACAACAGCGCGTTGATCCGGCCGGAGTTGGGGATGCAGGGTGTCTGGGGCAACCCGAAAACCTGCAGGGCCTGCAAACGCGTGACGTGCAGCACGCCATGCGCGGTACTCGGCAATAGTTCCACTCACGCCCGCACCTCCGGCATCTCATTCCACGCGCGCCCATCGAGCAGCCGGCTCACAAACTGACCATTGTTGTTCCGCTCGCGGATTGCATCATGAATAGCATTGTGTTTTGATCTTGACAGGAGGCATAGATTCTCAAGCCGGTTATCAGTTTTTACGCCATTAATATGATGGATTATTTCGTCTGTTCTTGGTTTGGGATTCCCTGCGCCAACCCATACGAGCAGGTGCTCATATGCGTATCCGTTGGGGTCAGCCAGTGGATGGCTCCGGCCAACACGTATTTTGGCGTACCCATGGGATGAATAAATCCTCCCGTTATTCCATCGAGCACACCTATCACCCCTAGCGTGGTTATCATATTTACCGCGTGGCATTTGGATATTCCCCCCAAACTTTTCCATCTAACTCTGGCATCTTTGTCAGTTTGCCATCCACAGTCATCTGTTTCAGGAAAAACGGAATCTGCGCAGATTGACATTGATCTCGCAAACTGCGCGCCCAGTCGGGGTGCATAGGTCGCGCACCTGGGCCACTCTCGCCGCCGACGATAACCCAATCGACTGGGCGCGTCATATACGGCCCATCCTCATCACCGATCTCTTCTTCCTCGATGCATCCCGACAAATCAAGCGGCCCCAGGAGAGGTTCGGCAGAGATAAAGAGGCTTGTTGGATACCAATGGTGCGCGAAAGACTCCATCACCGGCCATCTGGCATCCAATTCATCCTGGTTTTCAGCGGTCATGCCAAACCAAATGTTCTGAGGCAGATGTCCCATCGGCCACATCCATTGCTGTGGCAACATGCCGTCAATGTTCTCAGGCCGCTTAGTTAGTAGTAGCCATGTCAAGTGTGGCGTATCTTCGATGAGTTTGAATAGTCGGCCACGAGGCGCCATAACCTGCGGATGATCCTCAAATACATCGCACATCGACCCGCAGAACACGCGCCACGGCTTCCCATTCTCAGCGGCTTCGCGCTCCCATTTGAGCGGCTGCTTCCAGTAGGATTCGGATGTCAAGAAACGGTTGGTTGTCTTCGCTGGCCCCCAGACATCACGGCCCATGCGTTTAGCAAGCGACTCAGCATAGCAATGTTCGCAGCCTGGGCTCACCTTCACGCAACCGATCCACGGATTGAAAGTGCTATCGCACCAACTGATACCAGTTTCCTTACCCATTCAATCCCCCTTCATCAGTCCATTCGATTTTGGATTTACTCACGCCCCACCTCTCTCGCTGTTATCATCACACGCCCGCCACAGTCGCTGCAATACCAAAGCAGTCCCTCGCGCATGTATGATGCCGGCACGCTCTGGCAATTGGGACACGCATCATAGGAACTTTTGATATCCACAGTCTTTACATCAAGTTCAGTTTCGGCCGATACAGGCTCCGGTTCCGGCGCCGGCTGCGATGATTGCGCATTCGGCTTCACCTTATCAAGCACCTTCGTCACGACACGCCGCACGTCGGTCGCCGTGGCCTTGGCCAGTGGCTTGCCTTCGGCCTTCAGTTCCTGGTGGACTTGCTCCACCACCTCTGGCGAGAAGGTGACTTTGCTAAATTCGCGCGCGACGGATTCGCTGGCCGGCGCTTCGCCGGTGATCTGCTCAACCACCTGGGTAGTCTTCGCGGCTGCAATCAGGCGCTGGCCCTGGCGCACCGAGAAGCCAAAGTACGATTCACAATAGTCATCAAACGTTGTGAATCCGCGCAACTTGTAACCCTCGCCATCTCGAATCTTTGTGAGCGCCTCGCCCACTTTCAAGAAGGTTGCCACCCCATCTCTGACCGTCGTCTCAAGCGATTCCAGGTCGAACATGGATAGCTGCACTGGTTTCTGTACTGACGTTGTCATAGTTACTCCCCTCGGCCCGGCGTGCTGGCGGCGCGCCGGGCAACGTGCATGCCTACAAATTGCGCGTACCGGTAAGCCGCCGAAACTCACCGGCACGCGCGGGGGCTAATCAAAACTCGATCATCTCGCTCTCTGGCGCACGCTCGGGTGCTTCGACTGCCATTAGACGCAGGATCATGTCGGCCCGCCGAATGGCATCGCGCGATTGTTCGAATCGGTGCCGCGCTAAGCGCTCCTCAGCCTCAGCCGTGGCGATTGCCTTCAACTGCTTTGCCAGCAACTCACGCAATTTCGCCTGCCTGGCGTCGTCATTGGCCCCGAGCGTTTTGGGCTCCGTCGTCACGATGATGGTGGCGCGTGCATCCTCATATTCGCGCCGCGCATCAATCACAGCCTCAGAAGCTTCGAACAATGCGGTACGCGTCGTCGAGAGGCTATCGAACGCATCGTGTATGTCTTGTGCTGATTCGGTCATTTCGCACCAGTCCATTCGCTGATATCCTCGGGATCGGCTTGCTTCGCCACAGCTTCAGACTGAGCGACCGCAGCGCGAAACTCGCGGAGCTTGGTGCCCTGGGCGACAATGGCGGCCAGGAACACACTCAACTTCGCATCAGCCGCAACCGCCTCCACCAATGGTGCGCCCTCGTTGCGTGCCATCTCGAAGAGCTTCTGCCAGTTGGCCTTGATGGTGTTGGCGGCTTTATCGGACAATCCAGTAGCGGGCGGCTTATCAATCAGCGCCTGGGACTGTTCGATCAAGGCGTCGAGCGGGTTCTTGTTCGCTTCAGCCTTCTGAGACGCTTGCTTCTGCTGAGGTTGCTGCGTCTGTTTCTGCGGCTCCTTCTGCGAATAGCTCCCTTCGATGATCTCCATGTCCTCCACATCCTGGGTGAAGAACTCAGATGCATTGAGAGCAATCAACGTCGAACCAACTAGCGCGCGTTTCTGAGCCATCTTGCAGATGGTATTTGCGACATCTGCAATGTCCGGGTTTATTACCTGGCCGAGTTGCTGCTTTGTGATTGCCGGGTCGCCGGCTTCAAACACGTAGCCGCAGCCGCCGATCTTGTCGTAGCAGTACCAGCCCGGCTCCGCGCTCGGATTGTTTCGCGGCGGGTACTTGCTTCGCTTGATGGCTGGCTTCCCGCACTGCGGGCACACACGCTCGGCATTGCGATAGCGGTACTTCTTCTCCATCGAGCTGCATAGCCCTTCCGATGCCGCGATGCGCGTGTCACCCAGGTAAATATCGCAACGGTACTTGAAATAGATGAACGGCTCTCCGTTGTGGCGCTCGCCCGTCCAGTCGGTTTCCTCAACGACTGGCACCAGGATAGGCACCAGGCCGAAGTAGGTCAGGAGTTTCTCGGCGCCCGGTTTCAATAGCGTGTCTTTATCGGTGCCGGGCACTTTCCCGAAGTCACGGCTCTCTACCATCAACTCCGACTTCACGAACTCGGTCAATGCGTTCCGGCGTTGAATTGCCTGCCGGATGTTCATTGCCGGCATCGCGGCGCTCATTGGCATCATTGCTGTATTGCCTTGCGCTTGTGTTTGTTCGCTCACATCTCACCTCGTTCTTGATATATGACAGGACTGGACCAAATCTCGGCCGCCATTGCGGCTTCTATCTCTTCGTCGGTCGCCTCATTGACGTCGATCTGTTGAGGTGTGCGGTTGTCGATAACCTCCACCCCCAGAACCCTGAACCATGCCATGTTTAGGGCATTGGCCGTCAGGGTCTCTATGAACGCCTGGTGCTGCTCGCGGACACCATTGGATAAATAGCCGCCGACCACAAACGTGATGCCGCTATCCATTAGGATCACCTTATCGATGACGGGAGGGATAGCAAACGCCATTGCCATGTCATTCTTCATAGTTGTTGTTCCAGTTGTGTGAATGCTGACCCATCGCGGATGGCGGTCTCAGAGAGACGGATCAGTCGATAGCCATTGGCGGTAAGCGCCATTTCGTGCAGAGTGTCACGGCCTTCGCGATCCTCGCCGTGCAATGGATCGTTTTCATGCCAAATCTTTCCGTCACATTCAATCACCGTGGTGCCATCGTCAATGAGAAAGTCCACCCAAACACCCGCGACATTGACCTCGCGCTGATAGGCAATCGAATGCTGGTCAAGCCAGTCCATCACGCGCCGCTCGATGTCGCTCGGATGCTCACGGCGATATTTCGCCAAGTGATCGAGCGCGTGCGCGCGGCCATAGCGCCTGACCATGAGTTGGAAGGTGTGCCGGCCTCCCCGCGCCATGTCCTCGCGCGAAAGGTGTGCGCGGGCCTGGCGCTGGTATTCTGAATTGAACGCTTTGGCGCGGGCTTTGCCGGCGGCGCGGCGTTGGTCGATCTGTGCTTGGCTCAGTGTCATTGCAGCCCCGCCATGCAGCCGACGACGATTACACCTAGCGACAGCATCAGCACCGCGAACATGAAGACCTTGTTCGCGACGCTCATTTCGAGTGCCGGCGCGGGTGCCGGCGCGTGGATCGGCTCCGGCTGTGCGGCCTGCACCTGGCGGTATCCCCAACGAAATAACATGTTTCCCTCCCCAATCCTGCTACCCGAACAACCGGCGGACGCCGATCTCGAATAGCAGACCCATAACACCAACGAAAATAATCAACGCGCCGATGCAAAGCAATTCAGTGAGCATCAGTGCCTCCCCTTGTGCGGCCCGAAGGCTATCCAGGCCGCAATAGCTATGACGGCAGCCCCGATGACGACTGCCAAAGGACACAAAGTGACAAGATATTGGACAGTGGCCGGCGTCATCTCATCGCCTCCGCTCAACCTCGAGGTCAATGGTTTGCTCGGGGACGTATGCCGTGGATTGCTGCGCGCTCAGGCGCGCAATGGTTTCGCGTGCATGTTCCAGACGCCGTTCAAGCTCGAGGTTGCGGCGATGCAGGTCAACGATGCAGCCGGTCAGCCGCACGTTCTCCGCCGATAGTTCGCGCACCTGACGAACCAAATACGCGCCACTCATAGCAACACCTCCGCCTTCGGGGAGATGTTGACCTGAATCGGATCGGGATCGCTCCAGCGTAGCAACACGCTCTCTGCGTGGCCGCGTGGGATGCGGACCGTGCGCATTTGGGGTGCATGCCGGCCGGAATGCGGGTGTTTGCGCCATGCCTGATGCAGGCAATGGGTGATGTGCCATTTTGAACGTGGCGAGTGCCCACACTGAGAACATCGATTATGTGCCATAAAGAACCTCCCTGAAGCGCGCCGATCTTGGCAGTTCCTCGCGCTTGTCTTTGAGATATTTATAATAACTTTTTAACAACTTGTCAAGGGGTTATTCAGAATTGCTTTAAAACTAGGGCAATATAATCAATCAGATGCCAAGCACACTGGACCCGGATAGCTCGTTTAATTTATGGCTAGAGAAGCAACTCACCGAAAAGGGATGGACGCAGGCTGAGTTAGCGCGTAGGATGAAGGTGCATCAGGCGGTTATCGGGAATATCGTCAACAAAAAGGTTGCAATGGGCCCCGACGTAGCGAGGAAACTCGCAACCGCATTAGAAATACCTCAACTTGTCGTATATAAGGAGGCCGGCATATATGATGAACCCATCGAACCAACCACTATGAAGATGGCCGAGGTAATGGCTATTTTTGACGAACTTCCTGACGAAGACCAGGAAACGTTGTTGTGGCTCGCGCGTTCGTTTAGACAGAAGAACAAGGCAAAACAAAATGAAGCGCAAAGCAAGGCAATTCCTATTCCGCATAAACGTGCGAAAACTGGATAGTGAGCAACTGCGTGTTTTATATGACACGCTACTTGCACTCGCCAAAAGGCGCAATATCACACCAATTGTCATCGTTGGCGAGAAAGGTCGGCGCTGGGAGATTTGGGATTGGGTAGAATGATCCAAACGGGGGAACAATGGACATCAAACTCAGCACCAGACCTACGGAGGGGATCGCAAACGTCAAATGGCTCATAAAGAATCGCCCGAACCCAATGGATACAAGAGCTCTTGCAAGTTGGGGGCAACTGGCATCATCTGAGCTGCGCAACCTAAGCACCTATATCCAGATTGGCGAAGAAAAGCTGAGCCAAGCCAACGCGAATATATGGGGCGCAAATGAGAGTGAGGCGATCCGATATCAAGCCGAGCACGATCATATCTTGGGCTTACTCAACGATCTAAAGAGCGCACAGGTTTCACTCCAACAAGTTCTAAATCAACCCAGGCGCTCCAGATCCTGGGCAATTCTGGTTGCTGCTGCTATTCTCCTGGTTACTCTTGTACTGGTAGTCGCATTGATCGGAGATAGACTCAGTAATGCCCCGCGCCAAGTGGTTGCACTCCCAACGGCTACACCTTCGGCAGTTTATAGCGGCGAAGTAACACCCAAAGAGATATGCACAAATCTTAAGACGATGACATCCGCGCAATGGATAGACTATTCAATGACACTGGAAGGGAAACGTGTCGATCAATGGACCGGCTGGGTTATTGACGTTCAAAGCCAGTTTACAGATATAGACAAAGTCGTTGTTGATGTCAGTGGCCCAAATAGCATTCTTGCGACAGACCAGGCGGTAATCAGTATCCCTCATGGCCAGGCCATGAAATTAAACAAGCATGATCGTGTCGATGTCTCCGGGACACTGCTTGGTGCCGGCGATACCAATGGCGTTTGCGCAATCGTGTTCGACCGAGCTTCACTGATTCCGTAATAGGGATTCTCTCCCAGCAACAAAAAAGGGCGACCAATTGGTCGCCCTTTTTGTTGCCTCACTCATGGGTTACGGTTACTTTCGTGTTCAGGTATTCCATGTTTGCCCGCTTGACAACCAAAGCGCTTAGGTTTACAATACAGCCAATCAAGGAGCAAATGAAATGACACGCAAACAAATCACTAGCTACGATCTGAATCCGCAGTACCGCAATTACCTGAACAACGCATCCGCCGAGGAGCTGGAAGCCAAATTGGCAGAGATTAAGGCGAAGTGTGTGAGCGATAAAACCACCGCCCAATATGCCTGGGAGTACAACACGCTCTCCGCTGCGCTCTCGAATGCACGGGGACTTGAGCCCCGGCCAGTTGAGCCGACCGGACTGGACGTGATCCAGGATTGTCACGATTGGGATTTCGACGACTGAAAGATGGCCGGGGAGGTGACTAACCCGGCATGAAGGAGCAAATCGGATGGCGCACTATTTTTATCATGCGTCGGGTCCCGAGGGGCACCAGGTCTATCGCGACACGGAGTTTGTCGCCGGCCCGTTCCAAAGCGCGGAGACCGCGCGTGATCGCTGCGAACAACTTGCAACACAGGAGAGTGATGCGGCAGTTCTAACCGTGCTTCCTGCGGAATTTGATCTATCGCATATCGATAGCACGTGGACGATCTCTCGCACGTGCTGGAAGGTTAACGACCCGGCGGCGGTATCACTCGGTCGCCGTGGCGGTTCCGTGACGTCTGACACCAAGGCAGCCGCCGTGCGCGAGAACGGCAAGCGCGGCGGGCGGCCGCGCAAGGGTCATCAGGAGTAACGAGAAAATTCATCATCTCCGCTGATGCGCGATGCCGGCGGAGGTGGTAAGAGGGAGATCATGGAAGAAAAAATGTTTTGGCTGTTCCGCACTTATCCGGGCAATGATCGCCCGGATATTGGTAGCATCTGTTTGGTTTCCGAGAGCTGGATTGACCAGCACCCGGAATACAATTTGGGCCATTGGGAGGCCAAGCTGGCTCTCGACGGCGAGACGTCAGAGCAGGCCGAAAAGCGACTCACGTATGTGCGTGAGTTTGACGGGAAGACATGGTTCCGCTGATGCGCTGAATGTGAACCGTCGCCACCAGAGCCACCCGCGCGGTGGCTCTTTTTATTTTTCCCCTCTTGACATCCCTTGTTAAAAGATTACTATATCTATCTAATAAACAAGTGAGGTGAAATGAGCGGAAATAACGCGCATAAAAAAATAAAGCTTTTAGCTTTGGCCCCCAAGTCGCAAGGCTGTGCCCCCGTATCTGTTTCGTTGCCCAAGAAAAACGTTGAATTCATTCGGCGCAAAGCCAAACAGACTGACAGTAGTGTTTCGAAGGTTGTCCAGTGGGCACTTGATCTAGTCGAACAGATTGACAGCGAAGAGGGTGCGCAGACTGTTCGTGAATAAATAAACCGGCCCGAGGAACTGCCAAGCACCAGGGCCGGCCTTGTGCAGAGCCCAGAGGAGGCTCTCTAAGCACCCTCATTATATCTCGGGGAGGAACATGAGCGACGACGCAATCCAGAACGATGCTGATCTATTTGACCCTAAAGACATTGACCTAAAACGATTCTATCTCTCGCTCCCGCCTGAGGGGCGCCAGATGATAGGCCAGAGCGCACGCACACTGATTGCTACGATGAAGAAAGGCCAGCCCAAGCACTATTCCTTCTCCATCGCAATGGCATTAGAGGCCGTGACTAAGCTATACCGCCTCGTGGTAAACATTGTCGGCAGAGCGGCACAGGCCGGGAGGTGACATGGCAAAGGGAAGAATGCTTAATCGAACCGTCTCGTATTCGCTGAAATTTGCAGCGATGCCAGACGACAGTTGCCGGCTCCTGGCCACATGGCTCATCCCGCACCTGGATAAGAACGGCGTGTTCTATGGTGATCCGCTCATGGTAAAGAGCCTCATCATGCCGCTGAACCCATCCCTCTCCGTCGAGCAGGTAACGGGCTATATCAAAGCGATGGTAGATGTTGGGTTGATCCAGCTATTTACCGCCGACTGCCGGCAATGGCTGGTATTTCCCGGCTTCGCGGATAACCAACCCGGGCTGCATATTGACCGCGAGGCGACCGACTTCCCTGAGCCTCCCGATGACATCCAGCGTTTGCCGGAAACTTCCGGCAATACTCCTGACCTTGCCGGAGAAGCTCGGCAAAACTCCCCTGAAGGGAAGATAAGAGAAGAGGAAGATAAAGAGAAGGGAAGAGAAGAGGTTTCTGGCGCTCGCGCGCCAGACGCGCCTCCTGTCTCTGAATCTGAAATCGATACCCCGGAGAAACCAGAACCGCCGGATAAGTTGGACAAACCGGAGAAACCGCGCGACTTGCTATTTGATGCCGTTGCGGATGTTACAGCCAGTAATCCCAAGTTGCTCGGTTCGCGCATCGCCAAATGCACGAATGACCTGCGCAAAATTGGTGCGACCCCAGAACAGGTGCGCCAGGTGGCACGCTGGTTTACATCAAACGACTGGCGCGGAAAACGCGGCGACAAACTCACCTTTGCGCTGCTCGCAGAGGTGTGGGATTCGGGGATTGCGAATAAGCCGGTTGTGGTTACGAACAATGGGCACGGGACGCGGCGAAGACAACAGGCTGATGAACCGACACAAGAACAGATTGAGGCATCACGCGCAAAAGCGCGGGCTTATATCGCAGAGCATCAAGCGATTGAGAGCAACGTAAGAAAGTAAGAATGGAATCGTTGGAGGTTGGTAGTGATGGATGAAAATCAAGCGAGTGCTAGAACGGCGGAATTCGCGCTCAAGGCCGTGAGTTTGTTCCTCATCGCCGCCGGCCTGGGCGTTGGCGGATGCATCGCGGCGACGATTACGCAAGAGACGATCACGTTGCTGTCGGGCGCGCTGGTAGGCATCCTCGTCGCGGCACCGATAGCGGTGTTCGTAACGATGACCGCCATGAAGAGACAGCAGCCCCAGCCGCCGGCATCATCTCAGCCGCAGGCGCAGCTCATGACGTCTGAACAGTGGTGCGAGGTGCGTCGAGAGCTGGTAACCATGCAGAGACGTGAGATATATACGCCTCCGCCGCAACAGCAGATCGAATGGAGGACCCGCAATGACTGAGTCGGTCAGAATCAGCCCGGCAGGGCAGCCGCTTTACGGGATTATTCGCCGGCTCATCACCTACCCGGCTGCCTGCTGCAAGCTGCGAAATGGTCTTTACATCACGTGGCGATCACACGATGCCGTGCGCGGTCGCTTCCAGGCGCTGCGTGTTGATGTGGTCCCGGGCGACGTAGAAGTTGTGACCCTGCGGCGCGACGCCAAGACCGCCGGCATATGCCTGGCCGTGAAGCCAGATGCAGTGATCGATCAAGTCCTGGGGGAAAAGCATTGGATGGGGTATGCGTGGGATGTGACCCTGGGCGGGATGCAAGACCGGCTACCGCTCTTCACACCCAAAGACGTTCATCTCGATATAAGAGGTTAAGTATGAATCATATGACCGCAGTCGAGTTACTGGCAGCTTCCGTAGGGGCGGAGCTGGATCAAGCCCCCGAGACGTTCGACCACCCGCGCACGTGCGTGATTACCGGTCAGGCGATCAGCGAGGGGTACCACGCGCGCGACATCATCCCCTCTTCGACGTCGGAGTTTCTGGACCTGCTGCATGGTGATCCTGACGGCGTGATGAGCATTCCGGCAGCGCGAGTTTACAAGTCCGCCTGGAATATGGGCAGCCGGCTGGCTTTCGCCGACGGCACCTGCTATCACCCCCTTATCGACCGCAAGAGCGCTGCGGCCCAGGGACGCGAGTGTTGGAGCGATCTGGTGCGCACCATTTGGCCGGCGCACAAAGGCGACCAAATGGTCGCGCTCATCACCACCGACACCAAGAAGCGTGTTTGGGAGAAGACGCGCGCCGGCGTGCTCGGGCATCAGACGCCGGTGCTGATCTACAACATGGAGCGCTCCATGTTCAGGACGGTTGAGATCGACTGGCAATCCATGATCGTGACGCTGGATTTGGTCGAGGAGGTTTATAGCAAGGGCTTCGTAAAGCCGAGCATCTACGGCGGCCTGTATCGCCAGTTCGATCTCGCGAATGGGATCGGCATGGCGCAGACGTTGAAATGGGAACGTGAGCTGGCCATGTTGCGCCAGTATCCAGAATTCGAGTTCGCCACATTGATCGCACAGAAAAAGGAGATATCGTGAAACCGTTTATTCAATTGCTCTTGACCGCGAAGACGCCCATTAGCCATCATGACCCGGCATCCACGGATGATTCGAATGTGCTGACGTTTAATCGTCAGAAGCAATTCATCCAGCGCACAGTAACTGACGCGCCGGTGCAGCAAGCCGCCGTTGATGCGTTCTGCCAGGGCAACCCGGTGCCGGAGTCGATCATCGATGTGCTAGACGGCCTAAGCTTCCCGCAGTTTGCCTTGTGCGCATTCGCGAAGTTATTCATCGACGTGTACAACTCCGCCGATGGAACAGGCCTGTTCGCCGGCCCTGGGCGCTATGAAATGCTGGAGGGACGTCTGCACGCTGCGGCGGTCCGCAGCGGCACGCTGCCCGGGCTGTGGGAACGACTGACACGCGATATGATGGTGCCGATCCAGCCCATCTTTGCCGATGACAAACTGGCGAAACTGTTCGGCCTCCCGCTCCTGGTGAAGCAAGCGATGATCTCCGCCGCACTGACGGACTATCGCACCGCCGTGACCATCGCCCGGCTTTGGGCGACGACCGAGAAGCAGGCGAGTAAGGATTACACCGACGCGGCAGGCCTGCCCTTGATCCTTCAGCCCATGCTCATTCGTCAGTTCGATGCATCCACAATTGCCGCGCCCGGCACGACGGCGGTCGTTGAATTGCCGGCGGTAAGTGCGAATAGTCTGCGTCACCAGATCGTGCGTGAGCCGGCCTGGCAGGTGCTGTGGCAGGCGCTTGGAATACAGCCGGGGGTTGATAAGATGCCCGATAGTGTCGAAGCCTTATTTGTCAACGGGGGCAATATCAAGGCGGGGGCCAAGCAGCCCCGCAATTACTGGGGTATCGCGCAGGCAATCAAGCACGCCTACCCGTCGCTGGAGCTGCTGGGCGGCGTGGTCGATTCGTTCGATCTGGGCGAGTCGCGTGTGAGCGTGACAAGCACGCTGGTGTGCAAAGAGAACGCTACCGCGCTGGAAGACACGATGGCGGAGGGAGATCCCGCCGCGAAGATCAGCGCGTTCGATATGCTCGACGACGTGACCCACACACGCCAGGCGACGGATAGTGGGGTAGGCCAAATGATATACAACTTCGAAACCCTGGCCAAGGGCGCCAGGATTCTGGTGGAACTGCACCTAAATCCATACACGTCGCAGCTCGCGTGTGGCGCGCTTGTGGCCGCCGTGCATCAGTTTACCGATTGCAATGCGTCCATCGCCGGCCAGAGTGCGCGCGGGTTTGGCTTCGTGGATGTCGTGGCGCCACTCCATGCGACCGACATAGAGGATGCCGTGATTACGAGCCGTGACGCGTATATGACATACCTGCAAGAAAACAAAGACGCCTTACGCGAAGGGATTTTAACGGGCACGCTGACGACCGACGCGAAGGTGCTGGCGTGAGACCCATCGAGCGGGTCGGCTATCTGGCCCATGCCCGGCTGCCGTCGTTTGCCGCGCTCGTCGAGAGGGCGCGGCAAACCGTCGGCGACATGCTCGCGAAGTGCGAGGCGCCCTACGTGTCGTTCAGCGCCGGCAAGGATAGCAGCGTGCTCCTTGCACTTGTGACTGAGCAGAAGCCGGACATCGAAGCGCGCATCCTCACCAGCGGCGAGACGCGGCTGCTGCATCACGATATGGATTCGATCCTGACCTGGTGGCGTGAGCATGCGCCGGCGTTGACGCTGACAGAGATCAACATCGACCGCGTGTTCAGCGAGGGATGGGTTGATGCAGACTGGCAGACTCAACGCAAGGCCGGCAAGGGCGACATCGTGCGCTATCTCACGGGCGGCGGGTATGACGGGTTCTTTATGGGCCTGCGCGATGAAGAGAGCAACGCCCGTCGCTTCGCGAATAAGCGCGGCGTGATCCGACGCTACTCGCAGGCGCGCCGTGATGGCACTGCCGGCATGCTCGTATGCTGCCCGCTTGCGTCGTGGCGAACGGAAGACATTGGCGCGTTCATCATTTCGCGCGGGATCCCCTATCTGGCCGAGTACGACCGGGTGGGCTTCGAAGGTCGCACCACGGCGCGGTTGACCGGCGATGCAGTAAGGCAGAACGGATTACAGGCGATTCGGCTGCGCGACCCGGACGGCTACAACCGGTTGATCCAGCGCTTCCCGGAAATCTCCTGGTGGAATGGTTGACATGATTCATCTACCTGAAATCGATCAATTTACCGCTGACTATGCTCAGCTCGAACACGAACCATTGACGGTAACCGCGCGACTGCGCGAGTGCTCGCCGATCATCGGCTACGACCCGATTCACCTGGACGGCCTGCTGGCGCGCATGGTCGTGATGCACGCCACCAAGGGCGCACTGCTGCCGAACTCAGAGGAACCCTATTGGCTACCTGTCCCCCTCAAGATGGCCTGGCAGTCGATCGAGGGGTATCCGTTGTGGGCGGCCTCGCTCTTTCAGCCGGTGGGTGAAGAGGTGGCAGACATTCAGTATTCGCACAAGCGCTCCATGCCCGGCGAGTTCATCAAGGGCAAGACGCTCATTAACGTGGTGGGGCGCTGGATGGATCGGCGCGTACCGCTGCCCGCGCGCGTAGCCGGCGAGTGGCGCGCACAATGCGTTGGCAACCGGCGCGTCATCGAGGCGCTACTCGCCGACCTACACCACATCGGCAAGCGACGCGGATCGGGCTTCGGCACAGTCGCCGAGTGGCGTGTCGAGCCGGGCACGTTTGAAAATGTCTTCGTCGCCGACGGCAAACTGACGCATCCGATCCCCGTGGCTGCTGCGCCGGCGCTCGGGTTGTTCCCGGAGGACGGACCGACGATGCGGGGCTGGACGCCGCCGGCATGGAAGCCAAGCCTGTTCACGCAGTGTTATCCCGCCGGCGCGCCGGTGCGACGCATGCTGACGACGGAGGATTTCTATGAGAAAGCCTAAACAAAGAGATCTCATCAGCCAGTATGAGCAGTTGCGCGTGGTACGGCCTGAGGAGCTGATGCTCATGGCCGGCAGGGAGGTGGCGCGCAAATGAGCTTCTCAAAACTCAGATTGTTCCGCAAGGGCTGCAACCTGACACTGAAGGACGTGGCCGCCAGAACCGGCTTGTCGATCTCTTTCCTATCTGACATCGAGCGCGGTAGGTCGTCGCCTTCGTTGTCGACGATCAAGCGCCTAGCCGAGGTCTATCAGGCACATGTAGAGGATTTGATCGAATATCAGGGGCGCGAATTTAGCGATGGCGCATGGGTCCACATTGCTAATGACGCTTCGCCGGAGACACTTCAGGCGCTGTCCGAGATGCTACGTTGTCTGGCGGGGCAATTCGATGAGATTGCGAAATCCAGGGAGGTGAGGCGTAAATGAAAAAGATTATCTGTTTTTTGTTTGGCCATATCTGGCAACCGGACGGTATCAGTGTTAGGTGTAATTGTTTGCGTTGCGGTGCGACATGGGTTCTCTTCCAACACGAGCCACGATCACTTCTGCGCCGCAGTATTAGGGTGATGCGACGTGGCAATTAGAACACTCGTTCCACAAAACCAGCTCCCCGCACCTGCCAAAATGGTGATTTTGCCACCCGGCGCAGTTGCCCCGGCCCGTTCGGAAGGCGTTCGGATGCCGTTCGGAAGAGTTCGGAAAGTCGAAAAGGTAATAGGAGTCGGCTCACTGGCTAAATTCCTTGCAATTTCGTACCGCGAGTTAGGGGAACGACTTGCGCGGCTGGTTGGTCACGTATATGGCAAGAGCACCATCGGCACCTGGGCAATGGTGGAGACGAAGCCGCGCAGCCGGAAATGGTTCAAACAATACTGGATGCCACGTGATGTTGAACTTGCGTTCTATAAACTCATCCGCGATTACATCCACTGGGTGACCAATGGCAGATGGGCGGCGAGAGTAAAGAGAGCGAAGGGAACTCATCTATGGCAGATCAAATTGAAGAAGGTCGCATGAACTACGGGGAGTGAAACGATGCCGCGATGCTTTCGACATTCGCGGCACCTAACCGGCCACATGGTACTAGCATGGGGACGGCTACGCAGATTGTAGCCGTTCACCAATCGAGGTGAACGTGAAAGAGAGATTGGCGCAGGTTGGCGAAATTGCGCTCGTTGTGCTGGTTGTGTTTGCCGGCATCACCGCTGGGATGGCGTATTTCTTTGATGGGTTGCCGGGCTGGAAAGTGGCGATTCTATTTGTCAGCTTCGGGCTGATTATCGTAACCACCGTCATTGCCTGCCTCAAGTTTTTCGTTGCGACGCTCAATGCGCGAGAGCGCCGCTATGGGCAGGTGGCGGATGCAGGTTACTATGACCTGCCCGACTATCAGCCCCCGGTCGCAAGACTCCCGGCTCCGACTGTCGTCACCGTGCCGCGCTACACAGTGAACGACCATGCTCAGTTATGGCAGGCGCAAGAGAAACCGGCGCCGGTGCTCAGATCGATCAAAGACGACGGCAAAGAGCTTACGGTGCCGTTTGATCGCCTTCAACAGTTCATCAAATTGCCGACGCCGGTCCGTAAAGAATGGACCGGTGACCGTGATGTGTATGGTAGGTGCGCCGAGTTTTGTAGCCTGCATGGATTGCTGACAAAGCAATCGAACGGTGGCTGGTTATGGGATGAGCGCTATACACCAGAGTCGCGCCGCGCGTGGGTGGCGCAGTTCTCGGGCGCCTATCGCGCTGCACTCCCCCACCGCGCAGACGATGAGGCAAGGGGCGACGATGGGTACCCGGTGACAGGTTGACAGGGGCAGGTCACCCCATGACAGGCTGACAGGCTGGAAAACAAGGCGATTTGGTAAATAGGGGAGAAATGGGAAATAAACAAATTCATGAGTTGAGTGAACGATTCTGGTCACATGTGGATAAGACATCTAGCCCTAATGGATGCTGGATTTGGGTGGGGTCAAAGAATGAACATGGATATGGTCATTTTCTTTTATTAGAGAATATCAACGGGCATACGAAAAAACGGATTGCAAAGGCGCATCGCATAGCGTGGGAGCTATGTCGTGGCCCCATCCCAGAAGGGTTGGAGATTTGCCACAACTGTCCTGGCGGCGACAACCCATCGTGCGTTAACCCAGACCATTTATGGGTTGGCGCCCACGATCAGAATATGGCCGATCTGACTGCCAAGCGCACAGCTAGCACAAAATGGATGGACCTGCGGGATTATCTACGCTTCAGCTATTCAACATTCTAATCTAGGATATCCGAGAAATATCAACAAAGTCGCGCTTCCGCTATTCCGCAGTTGATGTTTATCATCTGGTATTGACTGCATAGAACCGGCGTTCTACAATGATTCAGGATCGAGCGGTTTCTTTCCAACTGCTCGTGGGTGGGCGCATGGATGATTCGATGGCACAGCAAAAAGCGCAGGCGGCGGAGCGAGCCTTTCGGTCCGCTTTGGATGCTTTGAAAATGATTGGAGCTGATAGTGACGCGACGATCATTATCAGACTCAATAGAAGCAGTGCAGAGGGCTGTATTGCAGCCGCGAAGGTTGCCTGGGATCAATGCATTTTTATTGAACGTTTCCCCTTCACCATACAATCATCACCAAAGTAGTAGAATGGCTATCAGTTAAATATCTCGGCCAGATCGTTAAGACGAGCGGCGCAAATCTCAATCGAGGTTTGCGCCGCTTTTTGTTTTTCTCGTGGAGGTATCCAATGTCAGTTCATAAATCTCGTTTCGCTCTCGTGTCTGCGGTCGCGTTTCTCATCGCTCTCATCTGCCCCGCGCTTGTCTTTGCGCAAACCACCCCGCCGGCAACTGAGCCAACCCCGTTCGTGCAGTTCCTTAACGTTCTGCTTGAGGCATTACTGACGGCTCTTGTCCCCATCGCTGTTGCATATTGCATCGGCCTGGTGCGTCAGCTCCTGGCAAAAGCAAAAGCGGGTGTCAGCGCGGAGCAATGGTTGCTGTTGCAGTCACTGGCGACTACGGTCGTAGCAGCTGCTGAGCAAAGTGGGCTATCCAAGCAGATTGAGGACACGGCCAGGTCCAAGAAAGCCTGGGCGGTCAACGAGCTGGTGCGCTTGGCGTCTGAGCACGGTCTATCGGGGCTAAACATCGCGACCTTCTCCAGCATTATCGAATCCGAGGTGTTCAGGCAACTCAATCAGCCGGTCAATCCTGTTCCTCTGATAACAATTCCCCAGGATGAAGTGAAGACCGTATAAGTCACAAATAGGGGGAGGGTTTGTGGCTTTATGGTTGTGCCGCACCTCGCCATTGGAGATTGACGATGCAGTTATCTGTCACGGAAGTTATCAGCTTGGTGAGCGGCATTGGTGCGCTGATTTTGGCGATTACTAATCTGATCAAAGGTGCCATAGACGCCAAGAACATCGAAGATCAAGTCAATGATCGGATATGGAATCGCGCAAAGAAAGAGATAGACAGCATGCAAAAGCAGTTGGA